CATAAAAGATAAAGAATAATGAAATCGTTACAAGATTATAGGGATTTATATAGAAGTATAGCAAGTAATCTAAATCTTCAGGGTGATAGCGTAGAAGTATTAGTTCAGATGTTGGCTAATGCTTCTTATATTTCTGAAGTTGAAAATGTAGCCTATGTACAAGAAGCTTCATTAGAGAAAGCTGTACTTTTGAATTCCAAGATCCAACACTGTATGAATGATATGTATAGTGTTTATAGGGGTCAATGTCCAAGAATTATACTGAGATTCAAACCTAATAAATACTTCTCATTCAGCTTGTTTGATGAGATTGTAACTAGTAACAATTTCAGTATTTATTATTTAGGTTATTTAGAAGAGGATGCTAATGGTAATACAAATACAATAACTGCTCCTATTACTATTCCTCCTTCAACTGATAATGAACCGAGATATTACACAATTATTGGTTTTCTAGCTGAACAAAAAGTAGAAAAGAATTGGGTAACTGAAGATGGTCAATATTACGTGGAATGTACAGAAAATAATTTAAGTAATGATATGTACGTAAGGATTGATGATGAAGGTGTTGAATTTACGAGGAGTTTTTCAGATCATATATTAAAAGATAGTGTATTTGATTTAACTCTTCCTTCATTTGGTTCTAGGTTATATCTTCCGCATCCCCCGTATGAAGCCAATAAAAGTATAACAGCAGTATATTATAAATATACTTCCCTTGATTCTGTTAATAGTTCAGAATTAAAAAGAGCTATTATAAAGGGTGCAGAATTAGTAGCATTTGATGAAGAATGGTTGGATAAAATGGGTTATGAAGAATTGACAACTGGATTAATAGCTCTCAATTCAGAAGCTCCAGATGACATACCAACAATTCATTATAAAGCTAATAGGGATAGATACGTTAATTCAATTTTAAGGAGCAATTCAGATATAGGAACATTGCTTGAAGAGTATTTCCCAGATATTGTTTTGACTGGAGGAACTACATACAAATTTACAAGCAATGAAAATGGTGAATCATTACTAACTATTTATTATATTCCTCAAGGGGAAAATAGAATAACTCTAGATGAAAAGGATCAATTCTTAAAGGATCGTTATGCTTATTTTGTAACAGATGAACTTTATATTAATCCAGGAATTTGCTACGATGTAACATATAATATCGATGTAGAGCTATTTGAAAATTCATCTGTTGATGATGAAATTAAGTCTATATTAAATAGTTATAGTAAAAAATTTGATGTTAATTTGGAAGAAAAAGCATCAGAAATTTCATCACTTATATCTAAAATATCTAACATAAAAATTGTTAGAAATATATCAAAAGATTATACAAGAAATGGTGAATTAATTACAAATATAGAGGATATTTACAAGGACTCTACAAATGTTTATTTTAATATCACCGCAAAAATAAATTCAATAATAAAATCTTCCTAACAAATGAGTTTGAATGTTTACATACCGGTTCATTTACGTAATAATATAAAAATAATTAACCAGCTATATAAATTACTTTACGAATATGAGAATAATCCGGCATATAATGAAGTAGAAGTTGATGATAGCTTTGAGAGTTATAATAGTTATCTCGCAAATGATCCGGTAAAAACATTTGTAAAATTCTGTTTACCTGTAGAAAGTGTAAAAGTTGGAGAATACGAAACAACTATTAACTATATAACTCACTTATTTTATTCAGTAAAAGGAACTGTTAAAGTCATTGAATACATGAAGAGTTATTTAAATCTAAAATTAAATGATGATTTCTTTTATTCACCAAAGAAAATAAGATTATCATTTAAAGAATTAAATACCCTAAATGATACTTTATTTTATGACTTATTAAAAAATTTCTTAAACGCATTACTTTATTTTAATGCAGCTATTGTAAGTACAGCTACTGGTGATTTTTATTTAGGAGAAAATATAAAGAATGTAGTCGGAAATAAGATAATTACATATAAAGTAATCGAAATTACAGCAACTGAAATTAAACAATGACAAAGAATGATTACAAGAATAAATAATGGTGATGTAGATAATTTTAACGGAATTAATTCAATTGTTTTTTATGAGGATAATTCCGTTAAAAAAATTTTACATAAATATAGTGATAATAAAATAATTGATTCTGATTTTATTGAGTATGGAATTACAGAATTAATAAAAAAATCTAAATTCAATAGTGATGAATTAATTAATTATCTGGATGAGGAAAGTAAAGAAATTATTGGAGATAATCCAGATGATTTATCTAAAATAGAAGATAATTATTTCTTACCAACTAACTCAAATTCAGCATCTTCTGCTGATCCTATTTACGGATATTTTGGTTCTAAAACAATTCAAAAAAATGTTTTAATTATTGTTAAAGTTCCAGAAAAAGTAGATTTTGTTTGTTTGAGAAGTGAGATTGGTTTGAAATTAGATAATACGGGAAATAAAGATAACTATACAATTCAATTGGAATTGACACCAGATGAAATTCCATTTAATAAAGTTATTTTTATTACGCTAACACTAGAGACTTATGATACGCCTAAATTAAATTTAACTTATAATATTTGGAGAGATGACAAAAATGCAAATCAAAATAAACCCAAATATTCACTGAGAAATGATGAATTTTTTAGTACATTAAATAATATAAATTTAATTGAGGAAAAAGATAATAGAATTCTTTTTGACAAATCATCAGGATCTATACTAAGCTATGAAGAAGTAGTTGAAAATACCCCTATCCTAAATAAAAAAATAAATAGGTGGAAAATTAATAAAAAATACAATCCAAAAACCGTTTATAAATTAGGTGATGTTGTTGAATTTGGGAGGAATGAAGAAAACAAACCATACGAGTATATATCACTCAGAAACAATAATGTTGGAAATACCCCATGCTTTTCTAGTAAATGGATTTTAAGTAATAAATTTAATGATTACTTAACTACAAAAGTTAATATTAATGTAGATCCAGAAGGAGCAGCCAATATAGAGCCAAATGGATTCTTTAGTCTAGCTAAAGATGCTACAGAATGTAAATTCCAACTCACTTGTAATCCCGGTTATGTAATTGATTATGACAATCTAGCTTTTATAGGAAATACTAACATTTCTGATCAATCCACCTCACAAGGAAACGATCATACTAGTGAAGTAGTATTTACGACAAGTAAAGATGATACAGATAGTAATGGTTGGAGACAGAAACTACTTAAAGAAAGAACTATTACTTTCAAATTGAAAGGTAGAGATTATACTATTTATATTTCTGATGTAAAGTGGATTAGTAAGATTGAGTATAGTGAAGATGGTGGGGATAATTGGACTATGGTTGAGTTAAATAACCAAACCTGGAGTGCGTATTTGTCAAGTAATCAAAATAAATTCACGTTTAGCAATCTCAAGGGTGGTAATATTTTGATAAGAATAACTTATCAACCAGGTTTTAGTTCTTATGATGAATTAATAAAACCGGTTATTGCTTCCGGAAAATTAGAGAATGGATCAGAGGGTAGTAAGACAATACAAATAATTAATGAAAACGGGTCTTATTATTTTATAGATAAATTAAGTTTTATTGATAGAACTAATTATCAAGTATCCATAACAAAGGTTAAACATCAAGTTCATATTACGGGTGGTCTAAAATATCTTGAGATAGACAAGATATTTATAGAGGAAACTCACGGTAATCCTTTTACATTCCGTTTTTATAAAGATACTAATTATCCACAAACATCAGCTGAATGTGATGAAAAAGGATTCTGGTATAATCCAAAAGTATATCTCGGAACTAGTTTCATTCAAATGATCGATAATGGAAGTGAATCAGTTTGTTACAATCCTGGAAATATTCCATTTAATATGACTAAGACAAAGATTACTGTAAATGGTAATGTAGTAGATCTATATACAGTTACTTGTAATGGTTTAAATGGAGATCTTGATATAAAAATAGAGACAAAGAAAAATGATAATTAATAATAAAAGTGTTAGGGGAGTTTATGTATATAATGAATCAGCAGAATATGAGAAAGGAGATTTTGTAGTTGATGGTGATTGTTTATTTATTTGTACAGCAAACTCCCCTACAGACACTGAAAAATTTACAGTAAAAGGTCAAAAACCAATTGATGCTGATGGTAAAATAAATACCGAAAATTATAAAGCATACCCAGGTGATCTTATTACAAGTGCTGAAGAATATTATCAAATCTCCAAGAAAAAAGGAGAAGGAATAGAGGATAAATATGTGTCTAGTTATGCATTAAGTGAAATCTTAAGGAGATCTTACTTTGGTATTGATGAAGCTGGATTAATAACAGATCACGTATTATACTCTGCAGAGGATGGTAGTATTGATTATTCAGTAGGTTCAAAAACAATAGAAGAATGGTTAGACGAACCTACAAGTGTCTTGACCAAAATATTGTTAGAACCTGAATTGAATAATGGTATAGTAAAAATATCTAGGGATCTTCCAGAATTAAAGGATTTATTTATAGATCAAATTGAATCAGATCAAAATACAACTGAGGATAATTACTCTAATTTAATGATTGGTCCTAAAATGCTCTTATTAAGACAGTATACTTATATAGAGGATCATGAGAAATATAGAGTACAGGAATTACTTGATCCAAGGTCTGGTGAATCTTACTATAGACACTTGAGGTGCAAATCATTCACATCTGATAGTGAAAAGGCTGATTTGAAAGATGATGAACTAGTTAAATATGAGTTAGAGGGAGGTTATGTATCTGCTTGGAGAAGTAATTTTGGTGGATCTACTAAGACATCAAGTAACGGTCCAAAAAATGTAATAGAACGTTATAACTCTATTCTAAAAGCTTATTCAGACAGACTTAATGAATACTCTGGAAAACTAGATCAATTAAATAATTCATTTAGATTTCAGGAAGTAGAGGGAGATGATAAAACCAAGATAGATTATGCTGATCTTAATCTGACTGTTAATTCTATTATTACAGTAACTTGCATTTATAATACAAGTAGTCTTGATAACATATCAGTATCATTCAGTGCTAGCCTGCCAATTATAACAACCGGAAATGCTGTTTATTACTTAGGTAGCTATGAAAGTAATAAATTCTACTTGCATCAAGTTGTAGTAGGTAATAGTAATAAGTTCTATATGAATACAAATCCTACAATAAATGATAGTAATTCAGCAAATTGTAGTATAGCAAATATTTACTATAGACGCGTATTTGATAGAGAGAAGGATGCTACTGTTTAATAAGTAAAATTATGGTATCGATTATAACAGATAAGATAAAAGACAATTCTATTTATATCAGTGGGGATTTTCTAGCATTAAATAAAAAGTATTTAGGAGAAGGAACAGATTTTAGACCTGTTCACTGCACTGAATTGAGAAAGAAGTTAATAAGTAGAGGGTGTGGTAGTGAGTGTTTTAAATTCTATTATACATCTCCGGAAGAAACAGAAGAATTACAACCAAGAGAAAAAACCTACAAATATAAGATTGGTATAGCTGAAAATTATATTACATCAGATGTTCCAGAAGATGATGGTTTACCTATAATTTCGACTGAGTTAATTGGAGGTAGTTGTCCTAACTTACTGATATCAAAAAGTGATATAGAACAGTTAAGTTATTCTGTTAATAGAACATACGATACCGTATATGAACAACAGAGAGGAGAACGAAACCTGAAAATCAATCGCTCAACACGGAATAATATAGACATTGTAAGTGATTCAATAACAATTCCAGTTATTGATTCAGGAACAACAAGCACATATACAAATACGCTTGATATAAACGATCTCATTAATCATTCTAATGCACCAGGTATAAGTGCAAAAGTAGATGTGACCTATGAGTATAGTGACAATACTGTTATTGGTTGTGGTAATGTTACCTTTAAAGCATTTGAAAACGATGGTGAGGGTAATGTGATTAAACAAAACCAAATAATTAATAAAGATCAGGTAATAATCGAATATATTAATGGAATTATTCGTATATTCCCAAATGACGATCAAGTTAATGAGTGTATATTAAGTGATGTAATAGTAACCTACGGTAAATTAAAAGAAGATGGCAATTGAAAAAGTTAATTCATCAACTTATTCACTAGGTTCCATAGAAGATATAAAGAACTGTAAATCAATATTAATTTTCAGTTCAAGTTCCATAGAAACAAAATTGTCCGTAGAGAATGTAAGTACTATTTATAATACAATCGTAGATAAGGGTACTTACATTCCCTATTTAATCATATCAAAGAATACTAGTGAAAATTATTTCTATTATGAACTAAGTAAAGCTATTGATTCTGGTATAAAGAATGGGTTTGATGAAATAATCTATCTAGATAATACACAAACTTACCCAATAGGTTATACAGAATTACAAGCTAAAATTGGTAAGAGTACCAACGTAACAATTAGAATAGATTTAACAACAGGAATTAGCTCTGATACATTAGATCTTCAAGTTTCATTTAAACTTGATAGTGTAACTGATAGTTTAAGCACTACCAAAAAAATAGCTGGAAAAGAACTATACGAATACACTACAGTATCCGATGTTAAAAGTGCTGATATAAAGACATTTGAGCCGTATGTAAATAATCTCTGTTGTTTATTAGACGACAAAAAACGATCTCTGTATTTAAATGATAGGATTATTACGTATATTGGCGATGATTTAGTTGTTAGAAAGTTAAATATTTTGAGAGATAAAGACGTAGACCCATTCAGAAACAATTTCCAAACTTATAAGATAGGAATGTATGGAACTGATCTTGCGGTCTATGCGTGGAGTAAAACAAAAGTAGATGATAAATATCAAATAGATTACTGTATAAATTCATTAACAATAAGCAATTATTTTGGAAATCTAAAACAGTATGTTTATACAAAAGATAACGATGGCTGTTGTACAATTCCTGATATAATTGAGGGAAATAAAACAGCAGTAGATATAGATGTTTTATACTGTACCAATAAATATTTTGTATGTAAAGGTATTTTTGATGATGGAACCTCTATTGTTAAAGTACTGAATACAGACATGGAATCTACTTATTGGGTTGATTTAGATGATGATTTTGTGTGCTTAAGTGAATGGGATGCTGTTCCAGAAGTTATCAGATTATTCCACAAAAAAATTAATTTCTCTATAGACTCCACAAAAGAAGTCCTAGAGAAATATCCGGATTTATATTCTACTTATTTGGATACTAGAAATACTTCCTCTTTTTACATAAAAAGAAAAATAGGGGATTGGTATTTAATTCAGAAAACAACTAATAATGGATCTGCATATATTTTAGCTGGAAAATATAGTACTGTATATATGACTGAAGAAGACATAAAGAGGCTTATCGTAGTGAATAACAACACAATAATGCTGAACGAAGATAGTTATTATGTTATGTATTCAGGTACAAGTAAAACATGGTACACAGAACGTTATAGAGCTAATTATTATGACAGTTCTTTTATCGATTATAAAGGAATTAAATTCGCTGATATTAAAGATAATGTAGGCAAAGAGGTCTCAAACGAGACCTACAAAAATTATTATGACAAAGAATATATAAAGATAATCCAAAAAGACGCTAAATTATGTGATACTATATTGGATAGGTATAGAAGGAATAGTTATAGATCCTTTAACCGGATTCCAAACATAGTTGATGCATGTAATGGGTTGATCTTTTATATAGAAGACGGAAAAATAAATTATTTATAAGATATGAAAGCAATATTCTATAATTCTTTTATACAGGATTTAGCGAAGAATGGTAATATTGAGATTAAACATTTTGCTTTAGGTAAAAATGTTAATCCAAATAATTTAGAAGCAACAGGGGAGAATCTTAGCCAAAAATTTGATCTCTCATCCTCATGGGATCCTTCTAAAAAGCTATTGAAACTTTCACTTTTATTCAAAGAACTAACCGATGAATATGGAGATAAGTTTACTGAAGTAGATAGGTTTGGTGAGTGTAATATCATCTACGTATACTACGCAATATTCGATAAAGAAAATAAAGAAGAGAATATTGCTTTTGTAATCGTTGATGAAACTGAGATAAGAGATGCTCAAAATAATTTATTAGGCATCACATACAGTTCATTAAATCTAGACTCTCAAAGAAACTTTATAAACCTTCCTATAACATTTGATGTAAATTCTAGGATATTTACTAAAATTATGGAATTAGAATCTGATGTAGAATTCTTGGAAGGAGCTGGTATAGAGGTAGGTGAGAATTTATTTAGAATGGATAATGAAGACGGCTCTATTGTATCAGTAGATAGTTATAGAAAGTATCTCTTATCTAAACAAACAGATACCAGAATTTACGGACCAAACACTACAACTGGATTAGATATTACCGGTAAAAATGTTGATATAACTAAATATAGAAAAGTATACAAGGAGGATACATTTGTTCTTGGTGTATTTGATGAAACCAACTTCATTAATATATCAGATGAAATAAAAACAAAATATAATCTCCCACGTGATATTTCTTATGAAAGTTCTTCTATCGGCGGTGAATCTGACAAGGGTGTATATCGTACTGTAAAATTAACCGGATGTATCGAATATGATTTATACTATGACGGGGAACATGGTTTAGAGTATATTTGTACAAAGACAGAGGAAATTACTGGTATTGATGGTGTTCGTATAGTAAATGTAGAATCAGGTGATGGTTTTACGTATGAAATAGATAACCTACTTTATAATGTAAGATACTTTACCCCAGAAGGTGTTGATATTGATGACCCTGTTATTAATCCTTATGGAATTTTTGTATTAGAATTAACTTATACAGACACAGATGGTTCCATAAAAACAATTCACAGCAATAAGCTAAGGTTAATTCAAGGTGGTTATTATGGATATTTCAGCGTAATTAGCAGAGATTCCACTTATATGAATCCAGCTGATGATGCTGCTATGTATCTATTCAATAGAAAAAAGGGTGAAAGAAAATATTTTACAATCAGAGTAAAGTCTAGTATTTTTACAGAATATTGGGAGAGTGAGGATACAAGCAAGATCAAATCTAATATAACATTTGAGTTTGAAAATGATTATATGGAAGCTGAATTAAAGAAATTATTTAACTTCTCATATACAATTGATAAACTTGAACATTTAGAGGATATTTTTGATATTACTGTAGAAATTCTCTCTTTAAAAAATAATGATGACGAAGAGCATTGGCTTCCTTACTGTGATCCAGATGGTGATGGAGTTAACGAATCTACACTAAGCATGATTAAACTGAATGTGGATCTTGATTCCTCAGTTAACATGTATTTTGAGAGATTCTACTGTGCTCAGGGTTGTCAAGCAAATAGTATTGTTCTTGTTGATCTAAATATTCCAGATTTTTCACGAGCCCAAATTAATCCAACTACTGGATTGGTTTATAGGAGTGATGAAACTGAGAAAACTATATCGATCACAGAAGAATATGATGATCAAGAAGATATCGAACTAGGTAATGTTCCATTTTATTGGAAAGTTATTACATTACCGGAAGAACTTACTATCACTACTGTAGATAGTAGGGAAGCTATTCTAAGCGGAGAGGGTGAATTTAATTATCTTGTAAGCGATTATTATACCTCAACTGGAAATAATAGACCTACAATATTAAGCAATAAATTCAGATTAGATTTTGATTATGGTAAGTTCTTAGGTGTATTCCAATTACCAGAAACACTAACAATTCTCAAACAGACTCAGGAAGAATATCAAAATGACGTAGAGGTTGAAGATACGTGGGAAACTTATTTAACTCACAATGTATTAAAAATCCCAGTAAAGAAAGAGGGACTTAGACCGTATGTTGACATTGAAGGTTCTAGCTTGAATGAAAAGAAAACTGAATTAGTTCTAGATCTTAACACTAACCCAATTAGAGTTGAGAAAGTAAGAATTAATTATAACGCCACTATGACAGTTAGATTTGTTTATAGTGACGAATCAGTTAAAACTAAAGCTCCTTATAAATTCTGGAATGGAATTGGTGAGGTTGAGGAGTTAGTTATAGAGAATTTAAGTGGTGAAGAGGAACATACTGATCTGTTTATTGTTATAAAAGAAGCAGGTAAATGGAGCAGGGATTATACAGGAGCTAAAATTGAGTTCATATATAAAACCGGTATAGGAGATAATGAAATCAAAATAAATAGTCACGATAATTTCCCTACATATATAGAATTAACAGAGGGAGCATTGGATAGATCTACTTACTCTCTTGAATTTACTGAATTTATATTTAGTCAAGAGCCTGGTCCTGGTATTGGAGTAGGTTTCGTAAAGAGAGAACTATCAGGATATATAAGTGAAGCTGGTAATAAAGTAGATCCCGTCTATGACTCTATTAACTATTTAAATGATGTTCCTGCATCCTCAAAAGCTGTAACAAGTGATATTTTTGTACCAAAAGATTCAGTTGCCGCTAGAGAATATCAATTAGAATCCCATTTCAAATCAAGCGTAAGCTGGGAATTGAATATTGATAGACAAAATATAGTAGACTACAATATAGAAACTGGGGTTGTATTTGGTATCAACGAATTAACTAATGAATACGAATATAAATATCACTACATTAAATATAAGGATACTTCAAATAGACAATTGAGTTACCCTGCTGATACGTTTGATGTTTTAGTTTCGATAAATCTATATAATTATAGCAGCAATACTTTCACAGCATCAAGACTTAGACTCTGGCTTCAAAGGGTTTCTAATGAAGTTATTGTATCAAGTAATAGTGACCTTGCTGGTTTAAGTTATAGAAAAATTGATGACAGTGACAGGAATATTGTAGATAGTGCTGTAGTTTATGGTGTGAATAATATAAATGAAGCATATGCTTATTTACCTGATTCTTTATTTGAGTGTAATAAAAAGAAACCATATTTAAATACAGCTTACATTGGATATCACAGCATAGAGGATACATCTGCAACATCAACTGCATCAAACATCACTCATACACTCGTCAAAAAATATGCAGGTGAGAATGATGATTTGTATATTGTTTTGGATGATAGAATATTCGATGGTAGTGAAAAAGGTAATGTATATCCAAATAAAGTAAATCTAAAACTCAAAACAAGTTTATGGGGAAACAGGGATTTAAATAGTTTGTTAAAGGTTACCGGAGAAATAGATTCATGGGACAATAATAGCATTATTATTCACGAGCCTATAAAATCTATAACACATTATTTAGCCGGGTATGTACTTAGATTACCAAATAATAGAGATGCTAAATTTGAATTATCAAAAAAATCTGAGGATATTACTCAAATCTTCTGTCATAAATTCATAAAAACAGGTAATACTGACTCTAAAACCTATTATGCTAATTGGTATAATGAAACGGGTTATACTAACGGTGATTATGTAATTACAAGTAGTAATGGTAATCCAGGTGATGATATTTATGCGTATTATGTAGGTGATTATGAAAATAGAACCGGTGTTGTTCAATTAAGAACAACTCAAAAATATGACAGTGAATTAATCACCACTAACTCAGAATTTATTAAGGTAGGTAATAGTGGATCTGGGTATTATATTCTTCAAGAAGGTAATAACTGGAGGATATACAAGAAATATGACAATCCAAGTGGATTCTCAGAGGACACTGAATTTGTTTATGATATCACAAACCAATGTACCGGTTTGTTAACTGATGGTAAATTCATTAGCCAAGACGCAGATAGTGTATCAGGACCAGAACAACCAGGACCAGATGATAATGTTGATTTATCCGAATTACCAGAGACCAGAAGTTGGTATTACTTGAAATTTAAACATGGGGAAAATAATATTATTTCTGGACAGGATACATTACACCTAGATTCAAAAGCATTTTCATTGATTTATGGAAAGAATAGTAGCATTAAACTTCCATTCACTGAAATGGTATTTAGTGAAAACTATGGACAAGTACATAAATCAGCTGCCAACGACCCAGTATTAGGTGATATATTAATATACACTGGCACTAATAGAGTTCCATTTAACACTAGTAATAATCCTACTAACTTTTATTGGGTTGAAACTACAACAGGATTAGCGTTTAAAGCTGTGGATTCTAAATATGGGTATTCAAGGTCTAGTGAGGATGGTTCTTCAACAACAATTTCTGGTGTAAATAATTTAGGTGGAATGTATTATGTGAAACCTAAATCAACCTATATTGGTAAATCTATTACATACTCAAAAAATAGTAAAGATGTTTATGAGTTATTCTTAGGTGATACAAGATTAAGCAATTCTTTATTTTCAAAAAAAGTAAGTAATTCAGTAATAAACAAGATAAACAGTAGTGAAGATGGTTATTTTACACTGGATTCAGAAGACTTGGAACCAGGTGATAAATCGTTAACAGTTAAAACTAATAGTAACCCAGTATGGGATGGCACTGGTAAACCCATTTCAAATAAGTTAAGTTTATACGGCCCAACACTTGATTGGCTTACTAATAATAATAATGTCTCCGAAAATATTGACGGATGTCGGGTAAGTATAACAACTAATACCACTGGGACTAGGGATAAATTTTTATATAATGGAACTGTGTTAACAGAAGAGGGAAGCTTTGCTAATGATGAATTAGTTCCTTCTACAGGTGGTCATAAGAGGTGTTTTGCATCATCTTCTAACTTTGAAACAGGTGATCTCAAATTAGTTATCGCAGTTACTCAAATAGATCGTACCGAAAGGGATGGTTGGTATCGGGAGGGTTTTAAGATAGAACATATAAGAAAAGGAGTAATTTATTATGTGAGATTGAAACCAGAAAAAGCTAAAAAATATTTTGTGATTGACGATTTCATGTATGATAAACTCTACGCTCAGGTAACTAAAAACGTCTCTCCTATAGCTGATGTTACTCCATTTAGCTACCTAATAGGTAAAATTGAGTTTGCTGAAGATTCTTCTGATAAATTCATGGTAACGGGATTAGTTTCTTCTGATACGATTCTAGATATTTCTCTTGAATCTCTCAACTTCAATCCAGTTTATACAACTCTATCAGAGTTTGATGAGGCCTTAACAACTAATACAAAAACCATATCAATTAGTTACATTACAGGAACCTATTATTACCCATATCTAGACAAAGATACTGGTGAAGTAAAAGAAATCTCATTAGGCGAAACAACTAATACACCTTCAAAGGACGAAGTATCTTTGAATTATCTAAAAAGTTATGCAGGATACACAGGAATTTGTTGGAGACAGAATAAACTAGTTGGTGATGGAAATTATTGTTTAGGTGTATCAACGACTAGTAGCTCTACTAGTTCACAAAACGTATACAATTTATTAAACGCTAGATCGACTGGAAGCATTAAATACTATTATGCTTTCGAAGCTAGTACAATTTACTTGGATTTATACAGGATTGTAACTAATACTCCAAATGTTACTTTCTATGTACAAGATGAAGTTCCAGCTTATAATGGGGATTCTGCCGACGGTGTAAGAAGAACTGTGACTTATCAGGATTATTTAAGTAAAGGTATATCAGTCGACAGTTATTTCGATTGGTGTTCTCCTATATTAATAATTCATGCAGCTTTTGGTACTGGTTTTGTGGCTATAGATAGTATCAGAGATGGACAGTTTGATGTTACAGAAGTAGTAAATACAGCAGAACCAACTAATCACCTAACATTAAATAAGTTGATTAGTGGATATAGGTACGTGTTGTATAATAATGACAAAAACAATCCTTATACTACTTACTATGCTCTAAGCCCATATGAGTTTAATTCACCTGGTAGGGTATTTTTCTCGGATAAAGCTTGTACTGAACCTGTACAAAATGTTCCAAGTATAGATAGTACTTTTAATAGATTGAAAGTTTATGCAATAAATACCTTTACTTCTGACATAATTAAGAATGGAGATATTCAGTCTAATTTTGTTGAGAATGGTATGGGACATCCTAATCGATTTGAAACTGGATCTAAATATTTCGTAGACTTTTCAACTCAAGGAAAACCGGATGTTGAGTTGTTTGAGGTTTATGCTGGTGGTGAATCAAGTACTAAGATAGCTTTAATGAAGGTATCTAATATTGAACTTCTTGGCTATGATATGTCAGAACCTACCTTAAACTCATTCCAATTCTCATTCATATTCCATAAAGTATCAAGTCTCGGCTCAGAAAGTAGATACTATATATGTACTAGCAAAGATGATGGTGTAGATCAATTGCCAGAGCAAATAGGAGATACAATAGAGGAGAAATACTTTAATCTTTGTTTAAATAATACAGAAAAAATAATTGTAGAGGGAGAGTCTGTAGATAACCCAGATTACAGTCCCTTCATTGGTCAGTTATATGAGTATGATAATAAAGATTTAAGTAGAAGACCGAAAACAAATTTAATGTATCCTGTTAGCCAAGGATTAGATGAAGATCCACAACCTGTATATCACTTAGATAGATCTGAAATAAATAGAGGTTTAGATAGGTGGGTTGATTATGTTACTATTGAAAAACCAGAGGCAGGTACAGAAGTAGATCTTTATACTGTTGATTATAACGAAACTAAATATGACTGGGAAGATAATAGATATGAAATAAATTGGAACAAAAAAATTAAACCTACCGGTAAAAAGGTAGAGTTTGGTAATGTTCTAAGTCTCCCAAGCAATGAGTTATGGTTATTCAGATATAAATATATGACTGATTCTGAACAAAGGGTATTCTTACCTATTCCAGAAGGATTGAATAGTAATGATATCTACAAGGATAATTTCATTGGTAATCAAGAGAAGGAACTTACTACTGTTGTAAAGAATGATAATTGTAAAATCTCAATTCCAGATTATACATTTACATCTAATGGTGGTGAACTTGATAAAAACATATCAGTTACAAGAGGTTATTTAATTGATATGAATGATGAGAGTTATTCTAAGGGTAAATTTCCAGATTCCACAGCTTCTTTGAAATGGGCTGATAGAGTACCTAATGAGGCTTATTGGTCAAGCTATCTAGGACATGAAAATAGAGCTTTATCTATAGAGCTTCCTGATAGATATCAAAATAGTCACCCATCAGGTAACGTAATAAGCAATGTGAGTGATATAGTTGATAATATCAATAGTGGTGCCAACAACGATGGAAAGTTAACTTTCATTCCTGTAAGCTGGAATAGTTCTCTTCCTGCACCAAAATTCAAAATAACTCAAAAGGGTATTGGTTATCAATTAAAATTCCGATTCTTTGATTCTCTCAAGTGGGAATACTGGGCTGGTAGTGATAACTTCAGGAATACTGAAGATATTGGAAACGTATCAGATAGAGCAAAGTACTTGCATCTTTATGCTGACCTAATTACTTCAGATGGTTCAAAAGCTAATGGAGAGTTATTAATTCAGGTGTATGAGGATAATTACAACATAATCAACGGAATAAGTAATTATAACAAGGATGGATCAACTGTGTGGACTATTAGCTTAAATCGTAACAAAACAAGATCAAGTAGAACTTGTAAGTTAAGATTCACGAACTCAGTTGATTCTAATACCACAACCTTAATTCTGGAAATTACACAAAAGGGAATTGAATCTGAGTTGTTAGTTTCATTCAGACCAATTACGTACAAAAATGAATCCGTTATCGCTAATAATGAAATAGTACACTTCTCAGCTGATGGTACAATAATCCCATCAGGGGATACAGTACTAAAGGATGTAAGTGAAAATGGTGTATTGTACATTAGAACTGATATATTCAATGAGATTGTGAATAATACTCAGTATACGCTTAAAGAGATGAAAAATGAAATTTATAAGAGACTAGAAATTGAATATAAAAATCCTATATTTTATGAAGTCGCTGTTATAGATAGTAGCAGAGGCAATTTATATTATACAGGTGGAGATTATGATGATGTTTATAGGACTTATAAATTGATTAATGTCTCTACGTTACCTGAGATTTATTATCAATCTGTAAATGATAATCAAGGAAGTCTAGAAATAAAGGGTGATCTAATACCAATTTCGAAGCTTGGAATTAAACCAGCCAGAGTAACTAGAAGTTTCAATGTAAAACATGACTATTTTGTACTAGAATTTACACCTTGTAACATCATTATGGAAGCTTCCAGATGCTATTTTGCAAAAACTTCTTACATAGAAGGTGAGGGTTATTGCGCTTTCTTTGAAGGTGCGCAAGAATTCGATGAACCTGAAATATACTGGAATGATAATGTTATATATAATAGGCCTGATAACTATACGCTTTCACTATACAAAAATGAGAGAAATCCTGACTTCTATAATTATTTGAGAGATGGATTTGATGGTTTAACAGTGACTCCGTATAAAGAATTAGGTAGTAGAACACTTGATACTAACAACCCAGTAATGCTTCCAATAAATTATATTTGTGTAAGCATTTATAAATGGGAATTAGTAAGTGACAGTAGTACTAGTACATGGGTTCAACAAGCAGGAGTTAAATTAAAGAATGTTAAGATAACTTCTGATGTAAGTGTAAAAGCTTATGATTCTGATCCTATAACACCAACAAATTTCAGTAATATTCTTCAAGGTGTATTATCAGGTGTTTCTTTTGATATTGCACCAGAGTTAGTACGTTTAGGAAAAGGGGATTTCTATAATACAGGTGAGGATAAAGATAATATTATGCTATTAAATTATGAAAAGAGAACAGAGAATAAGATCATAATGAGACAAATATTATCACTTGAGTACAAAGATAGAACTCTTAAATTCCCGTTTAAGTGTAATATATTTGTGTATTATAAATTGTAACTTTAATATTAAAGAGGAGATTTTTGATTAAGTCTCCTCTTTCTTTTTTTAATAAATTAAATAAATGGCAGCAAAAATAGAAACAGGTAGATCTATAATTCGTATTTCAAGAGATGGAAATATAGAAGAAAGTGCTGAGGTAGCTATCAGAATTTTGGATTTATTTCATCACGTTCCTGGACAAATGGTGATGATAGAATACTATACAGATGGTACTAAAACAGCAATTGACAATATGGTAGCTATCGGTTTAAAGGAAGGCGTTGGAACCGACTGTTATCAAATTATTACTCCTTTCCACAAGACTATAATTTGGGGTGTAGCAAAAACTTATAGTGAGGTAGATGCCGCACAGTTTCCAACAGGCAGAGAAGTTTACATTTCTTTGATTCCGGAAAGAAATAAACCAGAATACGTTACCTTAGTAAATGGGGAAAGAACCTTTACGCCTATCACTGATGGACCTAGAGCCTATGAAGATATCTCTACTAGAAGAACATTTTACTTAGACGTTTATAACTGGTCTGGTGGAGGTGGTGGTGGAGAAATCGACCCTGAAGAAGTTAAAGTAATAGTTCATACTGTAGTAGACCAGCCTTTTGAACTCATTAACCAAAGTATCACTAACCTGCAAGCTGATTTATCAGGTAAAGTTGATAAGGATCAAGGAGTAGCTAATGCTGGTAAATACTTGACGATAGGTGCTAATGGAAAAGTACAGGCAACAGAATTCAGTTTAGAATGGATTGAAAATTAATAAATTATGGCAATTAAAAGTGAAAGTCAAAACCCAATCATCAGATTTACTAGGGATGGTGATATTGAACCAAATGCAATAGTTGCCATAAGAGCACTAGATACATTTGAGCAATTAATAGGACAACCTGTTATAGTTCGATATTATACCAGCCCTGCAAAGGATGACATTGATTGTATGGTAGCTATTGGTATAAAGAATGGTGTAGGTCCAGATTGCTATCACATAATGTCTCCTTTTGATAAATCGATTATATGGGGTGTTGTAACTTCTTATGAAGAAGTCGACGTAGCTAAATTTCCATCAGGAAGAGAAAGATATATTTACATAGATCCAAATACAAATAAAGCCCAATATGTAATTCTAAACGACAGAGGTGAGAGAGAATTTATAGATATTACAGATGGAGCTAGGGCTTATGAGGATATTTCAACCGGAAGAACAATATATATAGCATCTATAAATGGTGAAATAAGTGTTTGTTCTGGGTATTCTGATGAGGATATTAGAAGAATTTCTGAAGGGAAATTAAACATTAAGCAAGATATCGAAGATAGTAATAAAGTAGTTATTACAGATGCTGAGGGAAATATTTCATTCACACCAAAAACTACTTTAATATCAGCTGGTGATAACATAGAAATAGATGAAGAGAATAAGATATCGGTAGTAGATGTAGCAATTCAATTATCTGAATTACCAGAAGCAAGTAAATATGCTGGTAAGGTAATTCAATATATAGGTCAAACTACTGAAGATTATCTACAAAACCGATTCTATAAATCTAATGGAACTGTTTGGGAATTAGTAAAAGTTCAAAGTAAATGGAAAGAGATAGAACTTCTTTCTATAGAAGAATTTAATACATTACCAAATATTTCAAGAGATGTTTTGTATGTTATTACCGATAATCCAGAACCATCTAATTATGTATTCACAGAAAGCGTTTGGGTATTAGATATGCCGGTTGCTTCTGAGAAATATGAAGGAAGAACTTATATTTATATAGGTGATTCTAACGAGAATTATTTAAAAGGACGTATATATAATTGCGAGAAGGATGAAGAGACTCAGCTATACGAATGGGTTGATGTATCATCTGGGGATGCATATATTCACACCTATCAAACTTATTCACAGGAATTACCAAATGTAAATGATAATACAGTATTCGTAAGTACATTTGAGGATATTGAAGATATGTACAAAAGGATCAAGAAAATGTCATCTTTCAGTGGAGTACTCGAATTACCTATAGAACCAATTATAGAAGGGGAAGAAAAGGAAATTCAATATGCAACACTACAAATAGTTAGAGTTAATGGATTGAAGGATAAGACAGATGAAGATCCAAACAAGCATATCATTTATATTGATTTTACTGTAATAGATCCAACAACGAATTTACCAAAGAGATTTATAATCAGTGCCAATAAACTAACCACAAATATCCCATATAAATTTTATCTAACAATAGTACAATAGGAGGAAAATAATGTTTGATTTAGAACTAGATAGTCAAATATTACACAGTAAATTAGTCATATGGAGTATTGAAGCTTTGATTGTTCTTGGTGCAATGAGTGTTGATCTTATTTCAGGTGTAAACAAGGCGAGACAACGTGGAGAAGCTACAACAAGTAGATTGTTGAGAAAGTCTATAAGCAAGTTCATTACGTATGAAGGTTGTTTATTTCTCGGTTTATTAGTTGATCTTTTGATTTATCTAGGAAGAATATTTGAAGTTTGTCATAAAATGTTTGACTTCAATCATCTTTTCTTAGGCATTCCTATTATATCTTCTGTAATGGCTGTATTTTTAGTATGTATAGAAATTAAATCAGTATTTGAAAAAGCTGATCAAAAATTCTCTAATGCAGCCGTTGATGAATTCTTACTATTAAAGAATCTAGCAAAAACTCTTGGTCCAGCTAAATTAAAAGACGTTATAGAAGTTCTCGAAGAAACAAAGAAACAAAAAGACGAACTAAAAGCTGAAGAGAAAGCAAAAAAGGAGAAAGAAAAAGAGGAAAAGAAAAAGAAAAAAGAAGAAGAAAAGTTGAAAAAGAAAGAGCTGGATGAAGTCAAGAAAATTGAAGAACTAAGAAAACAACTTCTCGAATTAGAACAGGAGAATACTATTATAAAGCCCGTTTCTAAAAGAGGAAGGAAAAAGAAAATAACAACTGAAGACACACATAACGATGATCGAGGCTAGTTTTGTTACATCCTTCATACTACTAATCACTCTTATACTGGTATTGTGTGCAGTGGTGTGGTTTGTAGCTAGAGGGAAGTATAAAAATTATACCAAGACAACAATAATTAAGGAGTTACAAGAATCAATTGATATTTTAAACCAATTGACCCATGATGAAAAAGAAGAAGTAGCTGAGAGAATAAGACTTAGATCTGAAATTTCAGCATTAAAAGAACGAGTATGCTTCTTATCAAAATATTGTTGTTTGGATAATAAATGTCCTAAAAGAATTGAAGATGACTATATACTGGAATTAGGACAAGAATTAGAGAAAGAAATAGAGTATGAGAGCTTAAGTGATAGCTCTCATACTCCTCAAATAACTGAATAATATTATGGATTTAATACCAAAGACAACCGTAACCCCAAAACAGCCTGGTGATATTGTAACTGCAGCTGATATTAACAGTATGAATGAAACAATTAATCTTTTAGTAGCTGTTGTTAATGGTTTTTTAAGAAAATGGGGTGATGCTAATCTTGAATCAGGAAGTTCAAAAAGAGTATTTACGCTTCCTGAAGCAGCATTACAAATTCCGTTAGCGCGTAGATCAGTGGGAACTAAACTTAAATTCTACGTAGGAGAAGGAGCTTATGCTGAATATTTCTTTAATGGAACATCAATAGATGATAGTAGTTGGTCTAACCCGGATAACTGGTTTGCTTCTAATTTAGGTGCAATAGAAAACAGTGAGGAAGAAGGCTATAACCACATTATCGATGGTGGTGAGTGGAAATGGACTAGCAATAATCAATCCGTAAGAGTAGATTAAAATGAAAAACGTATACCAAAGAACAAACTGGATTGATGGTAAAACACCAGTCAATGCAGAAAACTTAAATAAAATAGAAGGAGCATTAGAAGAGCTTTATGGTGGTTCTGTTGGTATCTCTCAATTAAAGAAAGGTAAAGGTGTAGATATAAAGCTGAATGACTTTAGAGAAGTAGAATTTTCTGCTAATTCTAGAGAAATAAATGAGCTTGTAGAACATAATAAATACATTGAAGGTAATGGTATCATTATGAAAGATACTACACCTCCCCCTTTCCCTGTTGTACCAAATCCAGACACCACGATAGATGACTATTGGGAAGTAGATGATCCCTCTTTTATAACAGACGAGCCTTTACCTCCTCTTCATCCTCCAACAGAAATTTCAATAGACGAAGATTATGTTAATGAGATTGTTAAACATAATAAGTATGTTGGTTCTGAGGGTGTTATCGTAGAAAAAATAGAAGAAGAGGAACCAATAGAAGGTGAGGAAGAAGTTGATAATCTAGTAAAAGATAAATATTCTGTAAAAGCTGATATTGAATATATTGACGAGAATATAACCCACCCTAATTATATTGGTATTAGAGGTGTTAAGGTTAGAAAATTTGAACTAGAACAACTATTCCCGGAACTAGAAATAGACGAGAGAACAAAAGCTGTTTATCTAGATGAGGATTATTTAAATGATTATGCTATTGATATTCAGAAAATAGCAGAAAAATTGAATATCACACCAATAGTAGAATATTCAGCTGGGGATGGATTGGTAATTGTTGATACAGAAACACCTGAAGAGAGTAATGAAATAACAGAGCCTACAGAAGGTGACACAACTGATGAACCGATTTCTGAAATTGTACCAAGAGAAGATCAGACGGAACAAGAAGCCGTGTATGAAGATATGGTCAATGAACAGATTGGAGAACCACATCAAAATGTTCCTGAAAAGATCTATAAAACAATTAGATTAGATGAGGAATGGTTAGATGAAAAACTAACCAATCATGATCCAATCTTCAATAGCGATCCTTCCACTGGACTCTCTATTACTAAATCAGAAATTACAGAAGGTGAGGAGACTACAGAAAATACTCAATACGATATTAATGTAGATAAGAGTAAGTTACAAGAATTCTTAGAAGTACCTGCTTCACCAGAGATTGTCGGAGCTGAAAACAGTGGAATAACAGTAATTAAACAAGATTCACCAGAACCAGAAGAAGGTGCAGAATATATTCCTATTCCAGATCATTTTGTAATTAACATAGATCCAGCTAAATTAAGGGAAGCTATTAATGTAAAAGATAATCCAACATTAACAACGGAGAATGGTATTACTCTTGATATTACTGAAACTAGCGACAGTTTTGGTGGAAAGAAAGAAAACTGGACACTCGGATTAGATACTGACTATATAAATTCTATTGTAAAACACAAACAATATACTTTTGTTGGTCCTTATTTTAGATACCGAGATATAGATGCTAATAGAGGTGAGATATCAATAGATGAAACCTACATGACTAACAAAATGAAGGAAATTGTAAACCAGATTTTAACAGAAAAAGGATTAATCTAATATGAGATGGGATAAAATGAGGGATAAAACTCGTTATGATTCCGCATTAACCAACTTAAAGACCTTACTGGAACTTAAGTTGGTTGATTTTTGGGATTTTAAAGATGAGAGATTAATTCCCTATCTTACAGTTATAATGGAATATCTCAATAGGAAGTTATTCCAATTAGGCGGTTTAAATACAGAATTATTGAGAAGATTAAAAGAGGTTTATAGAATATTTGATTACGGAAATAATAAAATACTGAATAACAGTGTAATGGATTTAGTCTATGAAATGGAAATATCAACAAAAGAGGATATAACACCAGACTATGTTCCCTTCAATAAGGATCATTTTATCTTTACATGGACTAATTTCTTGAGTAGTTTATGCATCCGTATCAAATTCCAATATATAACTCTTTTTCAAAATGAAGCTGAATTACTTGAACAATCAGCTTGTCAACCAAAGTGTCCGAAAGATCAAGATTTTCATGATTATGAGTCCTGGAGATCAGATGTATACCCGGATGACGAAGATTATGATAGAACAAATTGGAATAAGACCAATGATGCTTGGGGTGGAACTTCTTGGCATAGCTATGTTAAAGAATATAGAATCGTAACAGAAAAAGATGAAGGGTAAAATAACATAGTCAAACCCTATAAAATGAGTAGAGTATAATGGATAATTAATTATACTCTACTCATTTATTTTTCACGATTTAATTAACAATTTTTTTATTTACTAACTTAATAATATTTGCATTATTATGGCAAAGAATACAAACTTCATTCCTAATGGAATGACCGCCGCTACAATCTGCGGCACAAACGCAACAATCAGCCTTCCGATCTCGGAGGCAGAGAAGGTCTTTGACAGAACCAAGACCCGTAACGTTGATGAAATCTTGGTGACAGCCAAATGGGTATTCGGTGATCAGAAAAACCACCAGTACCACTTCAAGGTCAACTGTATCATCAGGCAGGATACCGACAAACTCAAGCGACTGTTTTTACAGGTCGGCGAGAGGTTCGTCATCAATCTGATCCTGGACTTCAAGAAGAGACTGGATTGGTGGACAGAGTTCATGAAAACCTACGTCATAGAGGAGATTTCGGTAAACTACTGGGACAGTTCTATCAGAGACTGCCTGGTTTTTGGTCTTGAAGCAACAGATGAAGAGATCCCAGACTTCATTGGCAAGATAAGACGTATGCTCTATTCACTTGGCGCGAAGGGCAGACGAACTTACTGTCAAGGTAACTGTGAGTGGTTGCTGACTGAAGTAGATCGGCACCGACTTACTGCTAAGATCGATGAAGATCGAAGTGACTACGTCAAGCTAACCCTCGAAACAAGCTATCCGGAAGACAGTAATGAGGAAGTAAGTGACGAAACAGTAATTTCCGCACTGGCTAACCTCACTGGACTTGACAAAGCAAAACTTCAGGCGGGTTGTTTTAACCTTCTCATTGAGAGGGCTGAAAGAGACAACCCAACAATCTACAAATAAAAATAAAATAAAAATAAAAAAAAATAAAAAAAAAAATGGCAAAGAAACATGACAATGCAGCCGACGGTTGGACTCCGGACGACGAACCTTCAGATGAGGAGCTTCTACCCGATTCTGGAATCCTTGATACTCTCTTTCTGGATGAAGATGGTGAAATCTCTTGGGGAAAGATGATAACTTATGTCATCATTGGCATGGTTATTGCAATAGCCCTCAATTGGGATACCATCAAGAAGGAGTGGAAAGAAAGTCACCCTGACCCGACTGCTGCAGAGGTTCTCTACCTCAACGACAACACCCTCTAAAAACTCTAAAAAAATAATAATATACAGTACATCATTTTCAGAATGTATTGTATATTATTATTTATTTTTTTTTTTATTTAATCACTTGGCTGTATCATTTATTCAACAAAGTTCCTGCTACGTAATCCAGAAAAGAATTCACAATTGGCTTTAATTCTTCCTTAGGGATAGAAATAGACCTGACGTACTCGAATAAAGCGTCTTCTCCTACTATGTTCTCACCTTGAACTATGATATCAGACCAGCCTACACTCCAACCATAATTTGTTGGGTAGCAGATCTCTTCTTTTATTGATACACAGTAGACATAAGGATTCTTCGTATTTCTCCTTAAAATCCAGTTAAAAAATCTGGTAAAAATATTACCGGGTTTTTCTTGTTCTACTTTGAAGAACATGGTCCGGATATAATCGTTCTTGTATGGAACCCGGACACTGTTTTTGTAAATTATTACTGGTGATGACATTTTTGTGTGTTTATTATTATTTTTTTTATTCATTAATTAAGATTTCACGTGTTCTGTAGTAAGTTATTATAACTAATTCTTTTATTTTGCTACTGTATTCTGGTCTAGTATTAATCCCTCAAACTCTTATATATGTAATAATAACAATTATTTTATTTTACCTAAAGTCCAAAGCTGAAAAGCTTTGGACTTTTATTTTATTTTGAAATTCAATTTCCCGGGACATTCTATGGGGATCAACAAGAGCACGACGTCACCTAGGCTCTATTCATAAACACATAAAAACAAAATAAAATGGCAAAGAATAAAAGCAACAATGGCAATGGTGGCAACAACGGCGTAAGAGGCGACGTTAAGGCCGCAGAGCGAATCCAGCAGCAGAACGCAGCTCGAGAGCGCAAAAAAGCGGCTAAGGCCGCTAAAGAGGCCGCAAAAAAGGCTAATTCCAACAACGACAAGCCCGCCACTACTACCCCGTCCTTCTTCATCAAGAACGGCGAGACAGATCTTAAAAAGATCCTGATTGCCGAGAGGAAGGCTGAGGCACCGGCCGTCAAGGCTGCCGCCAGGGAAATCCAGAAGAGGATCTTCTCCGGCGAGACAGTTTCACCAGAGGATCTGGTGACCTTGATGAAGGCGAAAGCCATCATTGAGGCAGAGCTTGAGGAGGCTAAGGCTGCAAAGGCCAAAGCTGAAGCTGAGGCTGCAAAGGCCGCCGAGAAGGCAGAAGAAGCAGCTAACAAGGCAAAGGCTAAGGCTGAACGCAATCTCCGCGTCCAGCAGCGCAAGGCTGAACGTAAGGAGGCGCTTGCCGGAGGCGGTATCAACTTCAGCGAACTTTTTGGATTGAACATCTAATAATGAAGTTCGCTGAGAGAAAAACACAATCCACCTAAATTATATATGTCAAAAAATGAAAAGACAGAATAATTAGGCATAGTAAAAGGATTGTGTTTTTTTTTTGTTCCCCTTGAAACTCTAAAAACTGAATTTAATAAACACAAAAAATAATAAAAAATGGCAAAGAAAATAGAGGCAGTGAAAATAACATCACTGCAAGTATATCTCATTGACGGTAGAGTTATTGTTCCAAATGAGGAGGTGATCAAATCTCTTAATGACGTTGTTATTATTAAATCTGTCGAACAAATTGCACGGAACTTAGTACGTGCATACGAAAATAAGGATAAAAACAAATTTAAAGAGATTTTCATAAATCACATTAATTATTGGCTTAAGAATTATCTTCTTTCAAACTACGAACCACAAATACCTGGATTGGGATGGGAAAAGGTGGCTAGGTATTCTGTGTTATTACCTACTCAAGTAGATGGTAGCTTTATGATAACACAAACCAACGAAAAAGCTACCTCTAACATAGTCAAAGTAATTATCAGCGTTAAATCTTCTATACTTGAAGGGGCTGTTATTAAAGATGCAGTTATACAAGGAAGAAGACTTAAGTTTCTCTACTACCTAGGACAATTCATATCATACCAATACAATGTGGATGGTGATTGTTTAGCTGTTAAAGATCTCAACAACGGATTCAACGAAATAGAAATTACAAGATTTCTTAATGAGAAATTCCGAAGAGAGGACATTGCAGAAACAGTAAGAGAGCGCTTCATGAATGAAATTCACAAACTCAACGTTCAACTCTTTGATGAATTAGGAGTAACTGTCGAATTTCACAGAACAGTTCCGGTATCAGTAGTAGAAAAGAGAAGATCTATAAAAACTTTTGAAACAAAAGATATCGAAAAGTAATGTACGAATACCACGACAAAGGATATTTCAGCGATAAGACAATCCACTATTACATTCATAACCGGCTTGATATCATAAAAGCAGTTGAGGATGTATTGGATCATTGTTACAACGAATGGAAGGGTGATTCTTTATCATACACAAATATCTTCGTTAAAGCAAGGGATTATAGAAAGCATGAGAATTATGATAACTTATTCTTCACACAAAAGGAGAGAGAAGATTTTGAGGAACTCATGCAAAATAGTCTTTTATTGCCGTGGGAGGAAGATCTTTTCCCCAATGATAAACCCCATATTAGTCTGTCAGCAATAAATCAAGACTACATTGAGAAATTCCCGGTCTTTTTTAAGAAATCTCCAGGAACTCCTTACATTACTAATCTTCAATTTCGTGGGTTTTCTATAATTCTTCCAGGACTTTTTCAGTTTATTGCAAATGAGGTTAAACTGATTAAAGTAACCTCTGATAACGATTACATAAAAGTCTATCTCCCAATTCCTCAGGAAATTGAGTTGAGATTAGAGACAAAAACCGGAGAAGAAATTACCCATACGAGAGTGCAATATTCGAATAAGCTTGATTACTTGAAGATATTAAAAAACGATTTTAAACCAGTATACACATAATGGCAACTACACTCAGATCTATGTCACTGTTAAATAGCATCAACAAAGGGTACGTTTATGACGTACTTGTTGATGTCAACAGTGTACCGGAAGATATAAAAAATGAATTCTTCACTAACAAAAAGGTTAGTTGGAGAAAGTCAACGAAAAAATACAATTCAATCGTAGTAGTACGAGCTTATAATGCTATTTACAGAAAATATGGTGAGTATGAAGCAGAAAAGTTTTTGAATGATTCTATTACTCACTTCGATCCCTCACCAGTTGGCATCATAATCAAGATAACTGACGATCCTAATTTGGATTTACTGACTCCGAAAATGTTGGATGAAGTAAAAAAGAATTGTATTGAGTTTGGAAAATCGCATTTATCTATAGTTGGAGAGGACAATTTTAAATCCTTTGAGACGAGTATTAACAGACATCTCCATCTCTACATCAACCAACCTACTTACATTGACGGTGTAACAGAATCAAATGGTGCTAAACCTAGATCAAATCTTTACGGAGAAATTATTCCCCTTGAAGATATGATTTCGAATCCAAAAACCGGCATTAACAGAATATACTTTATCTATGATATTGTACAGGGAGAAATAAGCAGGGTAGACAGAACAATAACTACCTCATTCCTTTATGCTGCAAATCTCTTAGCGTGTGATAAATATGAGGTATATTTTGAGAAGGGAGTAGCAATACAAAACATATTCAAACTCTGCGCAATTTCCAAAGACGTTATCACCCTTGCTCCGATAGACAACACATATCCGATGTGCTTAGTAAATCTGAAGCTTGTTGATAATCTCGGTAATAAGAGAAAATTCAAGTTCTCTATTGCGAAAAAAGACAAAATATACCCACTAACAGCCGAAGGTATTAGTGAATTCATCTCTAAGCCTGTATTCGATTCTAGTATTGTGAGAAATGAGTTAAGGTCTGTTGAATTATCATCAACTACAGATGAACACTACGAGGTAAGTATTATGTTCAGCTCTTTTCGTTTGTGCAAAAATCTGGAATCTTTCATTTGTAAGAAGGAAATAATTTTGAAAGAGATATTTTCCTCTGCATTTGAACATACTGGATTAAAAGAGATTTCCTTGAGGAAAGGATTGACCGAAATTAATAATCATGCATTCTCATTCACAAATATAAAAGAGATAACTATACCGAATACCGTTGATTGTCAAATTAACAATGCTCTCCCTGCTTCTATTGAAAAGATCAATATAATGTGTTCAAAAGCCACATTAGGAACACTAATTGATAATCGCATTAATGAGCATACCTTGTTCTATGGGAATGATCGTAACCTGAAAAGAGTATACATCAACAATATGGACATCCCGTTTGGACATAATGTTATAGTTGGTTATAACATCAATGAATTATATATCAACGACCTAACTGACCGACTTATCACTAAATACCAAATAGATGATCGTACAGATTGGGATACTTTCTCTCATCCATTTAAAAGTTTGAAAATTTGGACATTAGTGTTTGGTACTAGAGCAACAAAAAAGCTCTTGGAAGTAGCCAAGACTAACCCCATGGGTGTAGTTTCGATCATGAGTACTTTATTTATTGATACTGATGTACATATGACTATATTCACAACATCAACATCAACGGAGGATGTTACAGTTTTAACCAGTCTCGAATCGGCTGTACAACAAGCAATTGAGATGGGCAACTGTGATAAGCTTTTGATTGAACCTTGTGGTTATGTTTCCAGAAAGACAGGTATAAGTCGTCTTACAAATCTTAGCCCAGAGTTAGAAGAATCATTACTGAAGAAAGTTAAATCTTCCGTACAGAATTTGTACAGAAGAAATCTTGCGAAAGACTTAACATCATTCAAGCGTTATTATAATAGCGAAGAAATAATTACTCTCTCTTTCGGTCCTGGTGTTAGAGATGAAGGTTTTACTTACGGATCTAAACCAGAAGAGAATGGTACTTATCTCACTATCAGACAAGGTAATACTGCATGTAATAACGACATCTACTCTACATTTAACACCTGGCATGATGGTAAATGGATTTCTGATTTTTATGATGGATCTAAAGTTATAGGATTTATTAAATACGAAATACCTGAATTAGAAGAAATAAAAGAACACAGAAAATGAGGAAATTATCAGAAGAGGAACAAAAACTCTTTAATGAATTCAGTTCAGAAAGGAGAGCCTTAAGAAAGCATCTTCCAAAAATCATTCAAGGGAAGATTGAGGCAAGCAAGTTCAAGCTCGGAAATAAACCGGAACAAGAGGGCTGGTATTTTGTTATGCATTTTGGATCTGTGGCTAATCAAATCTACATGGATGATGCATATTGGGATAATGAAAAATGGCACGGATTTAAAAATGAAGAGATCTTTGCTTATTATATTCCAATAGACGAGGAAATTAACGAGATTGTGCCCGAACTTTACGCAGACTTCACAGATGATGAGCTTTTCGGTAAATCTTTTGAAGAAAAAGAATTCAAGTTGGGAGACCCTGAAAATGAGGGTTATTATCTGACAATTCGAAAAGGTTTGTCTGGTTTCTATACAGAATTTAATAGATTCATAAATGGGAACTGGGATATAAATTTCTGTGACGGTTCTAAAACATTCGCTTATCTGAAATGGAATATACCGGCATTAGATAAGCTTAATGAAATGGTAAAAACAACTACATAAAAAAAAAATATGTATGCAAAACTATTTAATATAGAATTGCATACATTATTTTTTTAATTGGTAAGTTGAGATACACCATAGCCAGCTGCAGCTACTGTACCTACAGCAGCAGTACCTGCTCCTACTTTTAATGTAGTCAGACCAGCATTTCCTACTTTCTTTGCACCATTAACAACAGCGTTTCCGATATTAGTCATAGCGTTTCCAAATGTGTATCGTTTTTCCAGCCATCTTGAGAATAATTTCTCATTTAGCTTATCATCATCTAAATATACTGTCATAATTTTTATTATCTTTTATCATCTTTTATCATCATCTTTATTATTACCACTACCCATTGCATAACCCATAGCACCTATACCAATAGTTCCTGCAGCTCCTAATGCTATCTTACCACCAATACCCATACCTTTCTTCTTTTCTTCATTTGTATTGGTTGTATTAGTATTAGTTGTATTGGTTGTTGTAGTTGTAGCAGTGTCAGTAGTAGCTGCTCCACTTGTATCACCAGCACCACTACCAGGTTGTTGGGTTTCAACTGGTTTTTCAGGCTCAGTCGGTTTTACAGGTTCAGTAGAAGGTTGCTGAGTTTCAACTGGTTTTTCAGGTTCAGCAGGTTTTACCGGTTCAGTAGGTTTTACAGGAGGTTGCTGCTGCTGTTGTTGCTGTTGTTGTTCTTCCATCTTTTTAACTGCTGGAGTTTTAGCAGCATCAGCACTGTTATTAGCTACGGACGTTATTTCAGTAGCCTTTTGTGTCTGTTCCGTTGATACAATTGGTGGTTTAGGTGCTTGTGTATTTGGATCCACGTAATTATTAAGAGGCTGCTGGAATACGTCTTTATTCTGATTGTTAGCTTCAACCCTTTGACGTCTAGCCATACTTCTGTCGTACCTCTGTCTCATTGTATCCATATGTCCTGACCCTCCATTGGCTGGGTTAGTTGAATTATTTACAGGATTATTGGAGTTGCTTGTAATATCAGGTTTAGGTTTAGTGGTTTGTTTAGGTCTATAACTGTTTCCTACCCTTTTATTAACGCCAGCTGCTACACCCTTCCCGTAAAACCTTTCCTCAAGCTGGGAATACAACCTTTCTTCTAAATTTCCTATATATCTGTTTTTATCTATATAAACTATCATGATTAGTCGATTTAATTAGCATATATAAGGAAAAAGAAAAAATAATACACATAGATATACCAGTTAAAGTATATCTATGTGTATTAATTTATTTTAAGAACACTTCATCATTGCTATTGATTTAGTGAATCTTACTAAGATCTTATATGGATCGAAGTTTTTAGGCCATTTACAAGCTCTAAGCATGTACGGTGTTTCCAGTTCAAGAATCTCTGGTGGATCTACAAAACGGAAATCAAGAAGAGGGTCATAATCACCGCTTCCCTTACCTGATCCGTGTTTGTAAGAGGAAAGTTCTCCGTTATTCCAGCGCTCTTTTGGGGCTTTCCTTAGTGCTTTATTAAACTCCTCGCCGAATTCCTCCAAGAGAAAATCAATCAATTCGGGTTCATTTATTTGAGGGTTAAGACTTGAATACTTATGTAATGTATTATTAGCGATTTCATCAAAATCCCTCCTAGATACATTATAAGCTACTTCAATATCGAGAAGAATCCGATTATAAATCACATCCCTCATTTCAGCCCTCTCTTCTTCAAGCCGTTTCTTAAGTGGAAATGGTTCTCCTGTGCGTTCAGAGTATTCAATCAAGTCCTTGTAGAAATTATTGATCTTTTTGCATTCTGGATAACTGAATTCAACTACGAACTCACTTTGAATATCTTTATACCCAAAGTCTTCACGTCTGTATTTTTTCAGTACACTAAAGAATTCTTCTGCCATAATATTATTCGTTTGTTAATTCGTTCTTTATTTCTTTCTTAGCAGCAAATCGGAATGAGTGGTTAGCGCTTCTGGTAGCTATCTTATTATAGCCCCTGTACCATTGCTTGACAATAGATCTACCACTTCTACTCTTCCTCTTCTTGCCAAAATAGCAAACAGGGAATTCATAATCGTACTCTGAGTACAATTTACGACCTTGCGCTTTAGTCTTTGCTCTCATTTTTATGAAAAATTCTATTCCAAAGATTTTTTACTTTATTATAGATCTTATCTACGATTGTTTCGTCATTTTCACGACCAGTATAGAGTCTATACTGAACTACGTCCGAGCCCAAATCCCAACTATTACACAGATAGTAAACATGCCACATTTCTGTGTGAGTATAGATTAGGAGATTTATTGGGGTTTTCTTAGCTATGTTACCGTAAACATTCCAGAGAAACTTAAGCCACTCCGAGTCGAGAAACGTCTCTGGGTAAAATATTTTTACAAAGATCCCACAATGTGTTTTTTCATATGTAGAAAGTGCTTTCCCCAATATTTCGAGATTATGAAGAATCCAATCCCTACCAAGGAGAGTTCCCTGTGTTTGAGTGGTAATGAACTTCAGATCTTTTTTATAATCCGAGTATTCCTCGATAAATTCATCATCCGGATACGTCACATAATTCTTTTTCACCAAATCTAATGGGTGAATAGTTAATGTATTAAAGTGATCCGTATAATCCTCTGATTCAAAATTAAGGGATGCCTTGCTATTAACATCCGCTAAATTTGTTGTTGAGTAGATTGTTATCATTTTTTATTTGTGTTTTTTTTTATTAATTCATACATTAGAATTTCAGGTGGAGAAAAAAAAATAGCAGAGGGAAATAATACCTCTCTGCTATTAATTTTTAACATTTCTCAATAAAGCGTCTAGCTTATCTTTTGGGATGAGTTTTATAATAGTCCCTTCTTTAAACTTGTCTAATGATATTCTACTCTGAACTATAACTAATCCCATATAATTAGCATCACCATAAAACTTCTTGGCTACTAGATCAGGACGAAATTCACTTGTCTGAATCATATATTCGACTCTTTCTATTTTAGGATCGAGAAGATTTGATAATAATTTAGAGTTGTATATATCATAATTTTCAATATAATTTCCTAAATTCTCAATCCTAGCTATCATCCTTTGTGGTTTCGTATACATAATCAGAATATATTTTCTACCATTGATTGGAATCTCTTTTGTGTATCTTCCAGTGTGCTATGAGTAACTTTATCAAGGGCTTGTTTAGCCTTTTCAAAATTACCACCTACACCACCTTCCAAATATTCAGAATATTTTTGTAAGCAAGAAAATACAGCTCCACATGCAGCATCAAACAAGTCCTTTGTACCTGGCTGTTCTCCTGATAAATTCTTATAATCAAAATCAGTACAGCTAGAGATCAATGGGTGATCTAGTTTTGTATGTGAATTTGTTTTTCCATTTGTAACAATTCTAATCTCAGAACACTCCCTCATTAATATATTACAGAATGGGAGTTCTAATCGCTCTGTATTAACAATGTTCTTAAATGCCACACCGGCATCCATTGTTTTATCAATAGATATAGCTTTATATTCTATACCATCTCTTTCACAGGATTGGAATATACCAGCAGAAGCAAAAGAGTCAGCACTGAATGTAACATAAAAACCCTCATTAATCAGATCCTTTAAGAACTGATATAAATGGTCTAGGGATGTTGATTGCCCTTTCTTTCTTGATACAACAAATAATAGTGGAATTTTGAAGGTGGGGTATTGTGCTGTTCCGGTTGGATCAGATACTTCACCAGAATAATAACACAAACAGACTCCTGTTTTATCTTTCTGTAAACCAATGTCATAGTGGACAAAGAGGTTGGTTCTCTTTGGTATTCTAAACAACATTTGCTTTACATGATCTATAATTCTATCACTTTTATCATAAAAATCTACAACAACCTCTTCTGGTGCATAGTTACGAATCTTAGAACAATTAATCAGATGACTCAAATCTCCATTAAAGAATAAAGAAGCTCCTGTATATGGAATACCTGCTAAATCTTGTAAACTTCTAACGGGATTAGACAAGAAATGATGTTTAGCTGATACGGGAACTTTTATTATTCTATCCAGATCTATGCCAGATTTTATAGGATCTTCTCCAGGATTCATACATCTCGGAACTTGTTTTGAATCTCCAATAAAGAAATCAAAAGTCTCTCCCTCACTTTCAGCATATAATTCAGGTCTAACCTCCCATTGACTAGGATGTATACAGAATAATTCTTTTTGGGGAACTATTTCTTCAAACCTCTGACTAGCACCGTGATCTGCATCTTTTGCACTGGAGTCTGCAACAACTCCACCAAAGTTAAATCGTTTGTTCTTGAAACGAGATTCATAACGAGTTAGAACCTCATCCATCTTCTCTTTAGCATCTTGAACCTTCCAGAAACCAATCTCAGAAAGCACACAATATATCAACTGAGTACCGATAACTGATCCTGTTGATTTAGGTCCAGATGCAATCATTCTTATAGGAGGCTTGTTATATTGCTGTCTAAAATATGGACTTGTATCAAATACAAATTTATAAAACTGAACAAAATCCCTATAAGCTGTTTCCATACTAGCATGGAAGAAACCAAAAGCTAATTTAGTACCACCAGCCAAACCAACACTATGAAACACATTCTGACAACAATCCAACCTATGAAAATGATATAACCCAATCATTTTAGCCTGATAAGATTTACCAGTACCAATAGCCCCTGAAAAAGAAATAAATGGAGTACGGGTAATAACAGGGTTTGGGAAAATAATCTTAAACTTATCTAACCAATAAGCAAATACTTGTTTTCCGTGATTCGTTATAGTATCGCAACCTAAATAAAACTCGTCAAACAGGAATTGCTCCATTGTTACAGGTATATGATTCATACCTAGCAATTTACAAGCTACCTGTAATTTCTCTTTTTCAGATAATTTTTTGTATTGGGTTTCTAGAGATACAGCATTTGGGTCAAAGGGGGTTGTAGGATCTGATTGATTTATAAAATTTGTATTCTCTGCCATATTATTTAATTTTAATACAGATATCCTTTACCTATAAATGATGCAGCTCTTTGTTGGAGTTGTTGTGGGGCTGATGGGTTATTTCCTGGAGAAAATTTTCCTTTAACTTGCTGACCTCCACCGGATAGACGACTGTATTCGCTCTTTACATGATCTAGAAAACCCTGGTGATACTTCCTTCCGTAATAATCTTCTAATTTTCCTCTCAATGCTCTATTAACGTCATCCCTACCGACACCTTGGGTTCCAAACCCCCAGCCAAATCCTTTTCCTCCTTTATTTATACGTTCTGCTATTTCTGCTTGGATAGAAGCAAATAGCTTTTCGTATGCTGTGAAAAATCCATCACTAAATCCTTTAGTAGCGATATCATTATGGTAATCAAATTCCGTATAAGTTTTTCTTTTTAATGTAAATGTACTTGCCATTTTATTCGTTACTTTTTAGTGGGTTAAAAAATCCATTATCATTCTTATTTTCTTCACTACCATTTTCAACTCCTGTAGTGAATGTTTTCTGCTTTTCCTTACCATTATTATCCTGTTTGTTATTAGGATTGGTATTAGGTGTATTATAATAATCGTTATACATAGTTTTATATGTTTAATTGTTATTTCTTTTCGATTTTAACAAGATAAATAAATCTATTTATTGTGGATAGGAAATCATCAATTATATTAATTGATCCAGACCACATTAAACTATCACCTATTTCTCTTTTATAAGATATAACTAATCCTCTAATTCCCTCCAATACATCAGAGAAATTTGATTCATCTGGTAATGTTGGGTTGAGAGTTCCTACTTCAAAGAAGCCAACAAAAGGAACAGCATTTTCCACAACAGCATCCTCAAATTCACCTAACTCACCTTGAAATTCATCAATAAGTTTGTGAATTGATATAGGACCTGTATTCCAGTGTAATTCCTTTAATCTTGTTTGAAAACCCTCTATTTTATTTACTAATTCTGTAATTGTATCTATATTTACCATGATTTTCTATTAAAAAATTCAGTTAAATTATCACTCTAAAATTAGAGTATTGTTGTTAAATTAGTTGTATTATTATCTTAATTATTCATCCTCTCAAAATCTAAACAATGAATTAATAACAAAAAATAAAAAAAAATGGCAGAACAGATCACAAATGAAACGAAATTTGAGTGGTTTAACTCCCTCACATTTCAAGACGTAGTAGATTGTGTATTCAAGGGCACAATTGTTGAACTCAGGAAAGCAGTCTCAGATATAGATCGCGGTATTTCAAGTATGAATTGTTCGAAAGAACCATTCTACAAGAAGTTCAACGAGATCAAGTACTATCGGGCAAGATTGACAGACAAGACAGTCATTGAGCCAGATACATTCCTCAAAGACATAAAGGGGAGCAAACATGGTTTTTACTGGTGCGTGGTTGATGTCAAGATGAGTAAAAATGACATCAAAAAATGCAAGAGTAAGGAAGACCTCTGTACCAGATGGTGGCTCAGATTTAAAGACTGTCTCTACTTCCAAATCAGCGACTGGGATTATGTTCAGGTATATCACATTACCAGCCGGGATGAGAATTCTTATCATAGAGATTACACAGATCTGATTAACCGGCTGTCTTGCAATGTCTATCAGCTGAAACAAGAGCTCGAGGAAAAGAAAAAGGAGCTCAATTCTAAGAGAGAATATCAGAGAATTCACGAATCAATCTACGAAGTCTAAAAACCTTATTACTGAGAGATAGTATAAAGTGTTGAAATAGCATTTTATACTATCTTTCTTTATTTTTCTAGACAGAATTATAAATAATAATTCACAAATACCCATTATCTGGTAACGGGGATTTAAATAGACCGGAGAACTCCTGCAAAAAGAAGCAGGTCGAGACAGCGGAATGCTGGTACGGGGGACCGTTTTACTCGGGGAGGATGATGTTAGGATTTATAAGTTACTCCCAGACACCAAGAGAACAAAATCCAAAAACTAGATTCAAACTAGGCTGAAAGGAAGCACTTGCAACCTGGTCGAAATAAATCGTGAGTTTGAATTTAGGATAAAAATACGAAAGTCAGTGAAAATCTGACAAACAAAAACATAATAAAAATGGAAAAGAACATTAAATCCATTACAACCGTTTCTGTTGACTTCGAATTCGATTCCTCTTCTTGGGAAAAATACGAAGAGGTGGGTTACGATGTAACTCATCACTACAAGGAGGAGGACAGGGTCGAAGAATTCACTTGGACTCTCTCCTTCGAGGAATGCCTCCAATTTCTGAGCGGTATCGAGGACAGCTACGTCCTTGTGAAGAGCCTGGACAAATTCAAGACTGCAATCTGGCACAGCGATGCTGATAAAGACCAGATTGATAAGCAGCTTGAAAAGCTTGCCGACTTCCGTAAGGAAAAAATAGTTGGCTTTGCTGACCTCCAAGGAGACCGTCATATTAAGGGAGTCTCCTTCAAGGACTGCTTTGAGTATGATGATTACAACTATCCATATGGATATTCTGTAACCTTCACTGATGGAAGCACCCTTGAGAAGAAGAATGTTTCTCTCAGCGAGTGTATTCTCGTCATGAAACAGGCTTCAAAAGATATACTGTACAAGATTCCCTCAATTAAAGAGGATCTTGAAAACACGATCTTTAAAGTCTACGACCATGATATCAATACAAGATACCGTTGGAGAAGAGACGATCTTGGCGAGGTTGAAGGAGCATATTCCGCACTACCCGTATTCCCATATTCATACGAAATGGGATTCTATAAGAACAAATATGTTATTTGCAAAAGTGCGATAACAGGTGAAGTTCTTTGGGAGAAGGCGGATCAATGCGCGAAGGGATTGATAGAAATCGCGCAAAAAGACCCAGACAATTATAACCATTGCGTTCTGGCATTAAAGGACGCAGTGGACAATATATACGAGGAGCCATACCGCACATACTCCCTTTCATCTATTGAAAAGGCGAAGGCAACTGTGGCTTCTCTGAAGGAAGAAGCTAAAGTGAATACAGTCGCAAGACCAGTATTCACAGATGACGACATTGACGTAGATACCCTTGATGACACCTATACGTATACGTATGATGAGGAACATCCGGGATTTTACGGCGATGTTTATTATCGCTTCGGTTTCCCAAAATCACCCCGACACAATCTCAGGATTGGCTTAGGCTACTGTAACGAGCCTAAGAAAACCACAGATTTCAAGGACTTCGAACCTCTGTTCGATAAAATTCTTGAAGTTTCTGGTGGCGACAATAAACTTGTAGTTAAACTGTGCCAGCCTGATGATTTCGGGTTCTTCACTGGTAGGTCATACTCGGATACTTGTAACCGAATGGAAATGATCTATCTGAGGGCAAAGTACGCCAAGACCCGAATGGAATGCAAGAATCTCTCTGTAGAGATTCACCCATTCTGTGAACCCGTTATTAAATACAACGGGGAAAAGCTTGGATATAGTGATTTGTTCTTCAGTATCCCATTTGGGGAAAGGCACACATGTTTCCTTCAAGTGATAAAAGAACTTAGGAAGCTCTCTCCGGATAGTATTGTATATTGGTTTCCTCGATTTGAAGCCTTGTACAAAGAATCTATTACAGAAGGGTTTTCTAATCTCGACAGGGAACTGCTGAAGCTTTCTGTGGATGAAGTAAAATCCTTCCACGATGCCTCTACATGGACCGACAATTGGGTATCATACACCAATATCAATCTTGTCGGAAGTCTTGAACTTAACGGAGAAAAGATCACCAGCGAGTCCCTTTATGCCCTGTACAAGAGTGTAGACAGAGACAAATTTTGGGGAATTTATAACAGCATTTCGTTGCTAAGCAAATACATAGACAAAAATGTGTTTGCTCAATTCCCCAAAATGATTGTAGAGCCCCTTACATGGGCCCCCGAGGGTGTTATAAAGATTGAGAAACCAGAATTTACTGGTTATCTTGAGAAAGTAACATCTAAGGGATCGTTCATGTACAGACTGGTCAACTGTGATCCGGTCTCTTCCGCCGAGGTAACCCTCGAGTCTGTTCTCAACCTCTTCTCTGAAGAAACGATTGAGGCAGCTTCGGAGTTTACCTTAAAATCCGGCTGGGATGGTATTCTTGTAAGGGATCGTGACTGGAGCACGGGAATTAACCCTGAGGTATTCGGAACACTTACCAAATGGTCCTCTGGATCAGACTCCAACTCAAAGATGTTTTTCCTTCCCTATGTGATTATCCAATACAGGGGCTGGAAATATCTTCTTAGTAGGGGCTGGGATGAATCCAATAAGATCAGGATCAATAAGAAGGAGACTGCTTATCTCGACTCCTATGGAGTACTCCGAGTGCTTAGAAATAAGCAGATGGAGGCTACTATGAAGAGCCGGATTAATCAGTGGATTCACAAAGCTGAACCCGAAAAGGGTTACTCTACTGATCCTTACATGTCAGTAATGGACTCCCAAACCTGGAAGAATGTAAAGAGTCTCTTAAACGAGAGTCTCTTTACCTGCATAACAGACAGATTTAACTATGCCAAAATTTGGTACAATATAGTTAAAGAAGTATGTGATGGCAGAGACCTCTACTGGGACATACGAGAGTTCGACGACAAGTACGATTCCTGGTACAAGTCTTGTACCTCGTTCGACTTCTCAGATCGAACCATTTGCTACAAACGAGTAGTAGACGGTAAGATTATTGAGGAGACCAGAAAAATTAAAATCTCGCCGGCCGATAGGGTTAGGGATTTGGTTGATCTGGGAAGAACAAGGGAAGATGCCTTGGGTGTAGTAATGCCCCTCTGGCACCGATACAAGTTCGAGTTCCAGGTAAGTATGGAATTCACCGGAGAAATAGACTTCGGAAGGAAGACGATAAACGTAAGGGAAAAACCTGTAAAGGTTAACATTCCCAAGTTTATCGAAGTACCTGCCAGCTATTTCTACGGAAATAATCTGGATTGTGCCTTCGCATCTGGTAGCCTCTACTACCTCTGCAGTTCGCTTCTTGGCTTTTCGAGTTTTACCAAACTCTCTGAGTTTTACTCAAAAGTAAAGATGCACGTAACTGCGGATGGTGCGCAAACTGAGGTAACCGACTATGCTACATCCGCTAGTGGTTACTTCCGCTTAGAGGTAACTCAGGAAAAGATTCATCGATTCCTGATCAACCATGGCATCTGGCATCTTGGCAACTCTCATGTTGCCGAGGCGAAAACCGTCTATAAGACCGATGGAGAACACACCTGGGCAGAGAAGGATGTTCGAATCACCAACCCAAGGTCGGTTGAGGTCACCCACCTCGTTGACTTCGATAATGGTTGGGGAAGTGACGACAAACTTCGCTTCTGGGATCGTGCGTTCACCATGTGCGATCATCCAGTTGTACTCAGCTTCCCGTCTAGGGAGGTTATGAGAATAGACGTGTCTAAGTAACGACAACACACTACAATAATTACAGGGATTATCAAGTTAGAAATAGCTTGGTAACTCCTGTTTTTTTTTACTCTTTTCCTTCTTCTTCAAAGCCTTATATATGTATATGGAGTATCTGTGTTTAAGATACTATACCTAATCGACATACGGAAGGTCCACAAGCGGAGTTGATTAGATGAAGCCTAGACCATACTAGCATCGTTTGGGCGATGTAAAAATACTTGTGACTTATTACCTATATATAGCGTGAATTAACAGTTATATATAGTTTGAGGTTGTTGTTAGCCTCGTAGGAATTCATAACTTGTAATAAGGATAAGCCCAAAGCGGAAAGATAAAGAAAAGAAAATAAAGAGTAATAATATACTCTTTCAAGTATTAATTAAAATTATTAAAAATCATGATCGGAACAGCAACTATACTATTTCTCGGTCCGCTGCTAGAAGTAGCAACGTATGAAGCCGAGAGACATTGTGGAGCGGAATGGTTTGACTTACTTAATAGTCAATCAATCCCTGACCACTTATTGACCAAAAAAGGCCAACAAGATAACTTCAACAAAATGGTTGATCAGGCTCGTAGGAGCATGACACCACCAGTTGAATCAGTCTTAAGGCCTGGTCAGTATTATACAGATGACTATTGATCATACAATAACTTGAAAGGGTGTACAAAAGTTACACTCTTTCTTTTCGAAACACTTATACAACAGTAAACGTTGTATGTATAAATAACACTATTTATCGACCTATTTTTGTCTGTAGTCTAGATAGTCTTCGGATTTAATCTAGACCTGATGAGATCTAATAAGATCGAAACAGATAAAAGATAAATAGTGTACTAAAGATACACACAACGTTTATATTTTCAAGATATAACAATTAGCAATTATTTTATTTATATATATAAAAATTAGTTGAGATAATAGGATCCCAACTAAAGTTTGGGATTTAATTATCCTTCTAAGAGACAAGTGAATTGAGGTCATTCACTTGGTCATTTTTTTTTTTCTTTTTCACTTATAATTCCTCCTAAAAGCCTTATTATTGAATGTAAAAAAAAACATTTAAAGATAAATAGACGTTGAAATAATACATCTATTTATCTTTTATTTTATTAATCTTTAAAAACACTATAAAATCATGAAAAATCCAGTTATTTTGATGAGGAACATTTGCTTCCTCCTCGCCTTTATTGGCGCAGCCTACTTCTTTTACTCGGCCTTTGGCGAGATTAAGCCAGTGCCAGTAGAGAACGGCAATGACCTAACTCTCCATTTCTACGTGGAGTACGAGGGTCAAGTAAGAGTCGCAGACGACCATCACGTATGGGCGTACTACGATAACCTTCAACCCAAGCCCAAAGGAGAGTTAATCTCCAGGGTACGGTTGAAAGCAAAGGACCCGGATGAAGTCGAGATGCAGAGCCTCGGAAAGTGGACAGTGATCGCTGTAAAAGGCGATTCACTTGTAGGAATATGGCCCTATTACACCGACGGGCCTTTCACGAAACCCCGCACCTACCTTCAGAGGACAAAGGGCTGGAGCTTCGGAGAAACCAGAGACACCCTTCACATAGAGGGACAGTCTTATCTGGTACCCCGTAACCTCGAGTCTCACTGCCCTGCAAAGACACTGGGCGAAGAGCTAGACAACAATCGCTATGTTCAGTACATTGTCACTCCTCATGGCCGGGTAATAACAGGCTTCGATCGTCACCGAGCATGGAGTGTCTGGTGCCTCATCGTGGGTATCGTCTTCGGCTTACTCTTCTTGGGCTATAAGAAATATGCCCCGGTAGGAGAAGATGGATGTCTTAAATGGCTGTTTGGACTCGGTTCCCTTTGCTGCATTGGAAAATTCCTTTGGGAGATATTATTCTGATGTAGAACGAAAATAGGATTTTTAATGATTGGGTTTTAGGTAGTAATCACTGCTTATAAACCCAATCCTTTCAAGAAAAAAAAAATAACAAATAACGAACGACTTTTAGCCGCTCTAGTATTAATTTTTTAAAACATAAATATCATGAAAACAATACAAACAACAGACAACATGACATGGGAACTCACAGAGTCCCGCAGCATCTTCGGTAATTGGATTATTTCGGATAAAATTCCGAATATTCTATCCGGACTCCAATTCCCGGAATCCTACTCCAAATTTCGGAAAATGTGGGAAATTGCCAGGATCTACCTTTGGTACTTCACTCACCTAGGCAGTCTTGTCAGGATTCTGGGTAAGCTTCCTGAAAAGATTCGAGGGAACAAAGAATCCCTGAGCCTCGGAGACCAGATTATGATCGAGGTCTACAGAAGACTTCAACTCCTCGGTCACTGGTGCGCAGCCATACGATCAAGAGGGTTGAAGTTGAAGTACTCTGACGAACTGGAGCAGGAACTCCAAGTGCTTTGCTCCGAGACCAAAATGGGAGACGGAGTATGTTTCCACACTAAATGCTTCAGTGCACCAGGGTGTGACTACATACAGCACCTCATCTCCTCAGGGAACTTAGATGAGATTGGGAATGATTGTAAAGAAGAAGACATCACTCACATTCAACTCATCCTCTGTAATGAGAAGAAAGGAATCGAATTCCCGCTCATGATTATCAGACGAGTTTCCTAAAGAATAAAAATAAAGCTAGAATAGAACTTATTTAAAAGTCTTATTCTAGCTTTATTTTTTTTTTATTCCTCAAACACATTTCCACAAACTCTCAGATCTCTAGGAAGTTTGTAAAAGAAATAATGTCCTGGTCCGCCTGTATCTTTTGGTCTGCAGTCGATTCTAATAACATAACCCGGCAATATTGGATATGAAGTTCTACTAGCGACCAGATCAGATTGAGAGATATTCAATACTTTACCCGGTCTGTATTTTTGCATATTCAAATCCTCCTTATCAACACCCTTTCCAATATGAAATATTGTGAAGGGTTGATTTTTTGAGCAAGATACGACAATCGGTGGGTTTCCGTTATCCCGAAGCCAAACAAAATAACTCAAATCTTCTTTTTCAGTCAATGATTTAGTTACTTCGCCAATTGGAACAATAGACAAGCAATTATCGTTAAGACCACATAAAGAATTTGATTTTAATTCTTCAAGTCTGGTTCGTACATTAAATATAATGCCTGTGAAATCTCTGTAATGGGATCCATAATATCTGGTCAATCCACAAGACCAATCCTTACTTTTTCTCAATACAGCGAAAATACTTTCGTTTGTAATCATATTACACTTCTTCTCTTTTATAATATTCAGATAAAAATCTTTGTAATCTGCGATAAAAAAACCCAAGTAAAGGATCGCCCGGATCATATCTTACACGAAGACATTCATCTGCTTCTATAGTTCTAGGCCAATAAATGAGAAGATCAAGTATCTGCTCTTTATATTTCTGGGTATTTTTTATTCTTTCTTCTTTATTAACATAGGCATTAGGTTCTATTATGTTTATGAGTTTAGTAGCCATGTTTTCAGCATAGATTACAGAATACAGATTATGACCATGTTGCTCGTGTATGATCCTACCCGTTCTTATAGCTTCGGCTTTAGCCTGCTCATCCTTCTCCTTGTTCTTTTCCTTTCTTATCTGCCTTCTTCTTTTTTGGTTTGCTGTGCTCGACATAATTAAGAAATTCTTTTTTCTCTTCTTCAGATCCAATTTTAGAAACATATTCTCTGTAGAATTTAAACAGGTTTTTATAAAGTTCCCTGTCTACGTGCATCCACTGAGTTGTTGTCCTCGTATCCGATTCTTTTAATATCGGAAGATAAGAGACTGCAGATCGAAAATAATCTACAGCCTCTTTGTATGAGATTTTCAAATTAGACATGTTGTTAGATTGAATAGTCTACTGTCATAATTTCATCTACAACTCCCCATTCGTCCTTAGCCTTCTTACCATCAAGCCAAAGGTCCCTCTTCTTAGAGAACTCTTCCCGAACCTCATCAATAGTCTTGTTAGACCTCTTAGAAATGATTTCGATGAGCTCTTCACGAAGGGACTTGGAGAATTCCATTTCCTCTTCAAGATCTGCGTACTTGCCTTTCATGCCAGTGGACATGTCGTGAATCATTACTCTTGAGTGAGGGTGGATTTTTCTGTGACCCCTGCTACCACACATGAGCAAAAGTGATGCCATACTTGCGGCTTTACCACGGCAGATGGTTGTTATTGTCATTCCCTTCTCTTCCAACATCAACATAGTTGCACAAACGGGAAGACCGGAGACAACATCACCACCAGGGCTATCAATATAGATCTTTACATCTTTCTTACCCATCTGCCAAAGAACCATGAGCTGGTCTTGGAGACAGTTTGCGGTTTCTGTGGTTACCTCTTCCTTGAAGGATATGATACCTTGTTCAAAGAGATAATCTTCTGTGTTGAGCGTTACGCTGCTCTCACCTGCCTCGTACTTCCTTACTACTACAGGTCTTACATTCTTAATGTCAATCATTTGTGTTTATTTTATTATGTTAGTATTACATTAATATTATTTCTGAATTTATAGATGTTTTCAGATCCGGTTACTGAAAGAATATTGTTGAGATTTGCTCTCAATTCCCGAGTCATTTCCTCCAAATTATAAGTTACTTCATAACTCTTTGTATCGGGGTTTATGTAGCGGTATGGTTTATATGTCTTCAATTTAGATGAACCAAGACCTCTAATCGCACCTTCAGGAAGTTCTTTATCAGTGAATCTGATAAGATCATTCAAGTCCTTATCATACTTAAACACTTCTCCTGCGCATTCAGATGCTTTCACGGCCATTTTACCGATCATTACAGCATCAGCACCGAGAGCTAGTGCTTTGATAATTCCGTCATAGGATTCCAACTCCTCATCAAATGCAATTATACGGGGGAAATACATATTCGTAAAATTCCTCCTCTTTTCAATAATATTCATGATGAGTGTTGCTATCGGGTAATTGAAAGTTCTATCCGGTTCAGTATAATCATTACCCACAATGATATCAGTAGCCAAATTAGTGAAACCTAATGCTACATCTGGGGATTGAATTATACCTACCATTACGGAGGCAAACTTTCTTCCGCTTTTGAAATAGTGATCCAAAAACTTCCACCACATTTCGCTGATTGATGGAGTTTCATAAATCAATATCCACCATTTTGACGTATCAACATTTGATGATACAATCTCCTCTAACTCATTCAATTCAAATTGAGTTGGGAAATACTCTACTGTCTCTTTTCTAAATTCAAGTGGAGTATCCTGGGAAATTGTAATAGGAACATGATATCTCATAAAGTCGTTAACATTACTAGACCTATCACCCCATGAACCATCTATAATATTTCTGGAGGGGTATGTATAAATAGGCAATGGATCTTGCCAATGAATAGGTCTGTTCTGAGCTATTGTAGCAGGTGCTATTGAGACATCGCTCATTTTCACACCTTTTATAATACTTTTCATAATTTTTCTTTCTTTACTTTACATTTATAAAGAATTTAAGGGTTGATGTTTTCTTCTGTCTGAAACTCACTTAAAGCCTTATAAATGGGAGTATAGTAAAAATCCTCCCCGAAATAAAAAGTAAAAAAAAAGAAACAGATACATTTTATGTGTACCTGTCTATTTTTTTTTACTTCATCCAACGGCTTTTTACTGCACTGGAACTACCTTTCTCATGAAGCACCCTATACTTCTCTATAAGGTCATTCATTCTCTTTTCTAACTGATCTTTTGTTGATAAAGGTTTAACTTTCTTTGGAACAGACCCTCTAAATATGTCAGTATAATATCTTATTGCATATTCTTCAAATCCCCTATTAAAAGCCTCTGAATATAATTTCTCGTATAATAGCATAATTATTTCATTTTAAAGTTTAAATCAATAATAAGAAAATTGAATAAAAAATATTCCCTGTACAGAATTGAATTGTACAGGGAATATTTTTAGAAGATCTCCACTACTGGAATATTTCGGTAGACTATATGGTATTTGTATGCGAATCCCTTCCAACCTTTACCATATAATTTCCTCTCGAGGGTTATTAGTTTACCCCTTCCATTTACTGATACTGTCATGTCCCAGCAAGATGAGTAAACACCACTACCAGGTTTTCCATGCCAAGTAGACGCAGTGCCAAACCAGAGCCAATCTTTTTGGTAAGCTTCCTCATTTTGTATGTTTATTTCTGGTCCAAGAATAAACTCACCTGAGTGTGTCTTTTTGATCCAGTCAATAACACTATCAAAATTAGAAGCCACTACGAAAGATTCTTCAACCTTTGTATCATTGAGAGAACTACCCGGTTTGATAGAATCTGAAGTGCAAGATGCACGAGTTAATTTAAATATATTTTTCATTAGTTTAGATTTCAATAAATGGCTCTCTCAGAACTATTACGTACCTGAATCCCGCATCTACCCAATCGCCAAACGTAAGACGTTCATACACGGTTTTGGTTTTCGTTTCAGATCTCTTATGCCAATCAGTGCTGTATTTACCACTATCCTCTACACCAAACCACTTATCATGATAAGTGAATGGATAGCTGTTTGTGGCATAGACTGATTCTTTTTTGATATCAATTACAGGAGGTAAGTTAAAATCCTCTGGGTGTTGTTTTTTTACCCAATCCAAGGCCTCTTCGAGACTCTGTGAAAGAACAAAGTACTCATTAAGGCCTACTTCATCACAATCGTCATCACGGTTGTAAGCTATAGGAGATAGCTGGTAAAAATATCTCCTAATATCGTATAATTTTTTCATATTTGTGTGTTTTTTTTTTTTCTTATAAGACTTTCAAGTGATACCACTCTATTCCTAATAAAAGAGTATAATTAATAAAGAAAAATATGAATAAAACAAAAATTATTGTACCAGCTGGGATAAGATTTCTCAGTGAATGGAGAGAATTCAACTTTCCAAGTCATCCTTGTATAATTGATAAGAAGGTACCTGGATGTGGATTTACTGAATATTGTATAGTAAATCCTGATGATGTTATATTATGTAGTCCTAGAAAAGTTCTATTAAAAAATAAAACAGATCAACATCCGGGTGAAGTTCTATACATCAATCCTGAAGAATTTGGTGAGGAAGATTTAGAAGTTGATAAAGAGAAATATAAACCGACTAAAGTAATTCCGATAACAGGATTACCTCAATTGAAAGAAGTAGTTGTAGAGAATGAAGAAGCTGAAGAATTAGATAGAATAAAATATCCTCCATTACTTACTGAAATGGAGTTGGATTCTAATCTAAAAATTGCAGCAAAAACAATAGCAAACTACATTCAAATAAGAAGATCTCAAAACAAGCCCATAAAAATACTTGTCACATATGATTCATTTAAATATGTCAGAAATATTCTTGATAAATTAAATGAAAATCTAAGAAATTATCATGTTGTTGTAGATGAATTTCAATCAATATTTACAGATTCTTCCTTTAAATCTGAAATTGAATTGAGCTTCACAAATGCATTAAAGACTATGAATAATGTCTATTTTGTATCAGCTACACCAATGATGGAAGAATATCTAGATCAAGTAGAAACATTCAAAGTACTTCCGTATTATGAATTAGATTGGGTAACAGCTCAACCAGAAAGATTGATAAGGCCTTTTATAAAAACAAGAAGAGTTAAATCAATTGTTACAGCTGGTTGTAATATCATTAAGCAATTTCAGGATAAACAATTCGAAACTGTAAACGTTCTTGATACAACTATTAATCAATATAGAACTGTTCAAGCGAAAGAAGTTGTATTCTATATTAATTCAGTAACTAATATCATTTCTTTAATAAAATATTCCAAATTACAGCCAAATGAAGTTAATATTCTTTGTGCTGATACAAGAAGGAATAGAACTAAAATAAAGAAAAGATTAGGTACTAAATATAAAATAGGTACTGTTCCTTTAATGGGAGAAAAAAGAAAGATGTTTACTTTCTGTACCAGAACAGTCTATTTAGGAGCTGATTTCTATTCTGATTGTGCTAGAACTATTATCTTATCTGACTCTAATATAACTTCTATGACTGTTGATATCTCTCTTGATATACCTCAAATTATGGGTAGACAGAGACTTGGTATTAACCCTTGGAAGAATATAGGAGAGTTATATTACATTGATTCATTTAATACAGTTCCATTAGATCAATTCAATGCTTATGTAGATAATAAAATAGAAAAAACAAATAATTTAATAAAAACTATTGAATCTATACCTAATCCAACAAAAGATAATCTTAATATCCTTCTTGATAAAATTACATCAGCAAGAGAAGTAGAAAGATATGAAAAGGATTATTCTGTTGTATTTAATGATGGTCATGATAATAAATCTGTTATATTAAATAATCTAGTTCTATTGGCTGAAAGAAGAGCTTGGGAAATACAAAATTCAGATTATACTAATACATCTCAATTTGCTAGTGCAGGATTAGATATGGAAATTAGTAAAGTATCAGAATTTTTTGATAAATTGAAAGGAATCAATACATTTATAGATCAGCTTAAATTAGTCTGTGAATATAAGGATAAATTGACTGATACTGAATTTAGTATGATTCTTACACAAGTTCCTACCAAAATCTATAACATCATTAATCAAATTGGTGTAGAAAAATGTAGAGCTTTGAGCTATAATATTACTGACATCAATAGATATGTAGAATTTAAATCTAAGCAACAATTAATAGAAGAGGATCTACAATCCAAATTAGTAAAAGGTAAAAGATATACATCTGATGAAATAAAAGATCTATTAAGAGAATCTTATATTAAATTCAATCTCAATATTGTCCCGAAAGTTAAAGACTTCGAGAAATATTTTGAAGGAAAAATAAAGAAAAATTTAAAGACTAGAATGCCTGATGGTAGTAGGATGAATACATATGAATTAATCTAATTAATCTCAGAATTATCTATAGAAAACTCAAAATAAAATGAATCTTTAAAAATGCGAATATTTATTAGCATATACCAAAAAAATAGCCATTTTTGGGTACCATACCTGCCTTACAAGTATCTGTAGAGGGGTGTTAATTTTTGTTAAAACTCAAAATATACCAAAAAAGTGGCCAATTTTGGGTACCATATCACCCCTAGAAATAGCTGTAACAGGGGTAAAAATTTTCTGAAATATTAACAATTCCAAAAAAGTTAGTTATTTTGGGTACATGAAATCTCTTTCAAATAAAAATTGAAAGAGATTTTTTTTATTCTTTATACAACAAAGTAGTGAAACTCTATAAAATGAATAAAAAAAAATAATATTATGAATAATGTAATAAGATTAGCTAAATATCCTAGAACATATCACATGGACTTCTCACCAGGTACTACATCAGATGATAAAAAACATCTGGGCGATTGGTTTGAGGTATATTTTCTTGGTAAAGAGGTAGTTATCACAGAAAAATTAGACGGTGAGAATACATCTTTTACCAATAATGGAGTATTTGCTAGATCTAATATTCCAACAGATAGTCCATGGTCTGTTAATTTAAGAGAATTATTCCCGTACATTAAAGATTATATCTCAGATAATGAAATAATTTTTGGAGAAAATCTTTATGGAATACATTCAATTGAGTATAATAAATTGAAAAATTACTGGCATATGTTTGCTTGTTATAATACAGAAAAAGAAGTCTGGTATAGTTGGGATGATGTAGTTGATTTTGCATCAATTATTGAACAACCAACAGTTCCTGTATTATTTAGAGGTGTAATTAATTCTAAAAAGGAATTAATAGATCTCATCAATACTTTCATGTCACAACCATCTACTTATGGTGTTGAAAAAGAAGGTGTTGTAATGAGACTTACTTCCGAAATAAAACCGGAAAATTTCAGTAATTCTGTTGTAAAGTATGTCAGAGCAAATCATGTCCGGACAAATGCACATTGGACAGAAGATGTAAAAATAGCGAAATTAATAAATTAATAATAAAAAAAAAACACAAAAATGGCAGAAACATCAATAATGGTTTCCTCAGATACTACATCGTTGTGTCTGTTAGAGGAAGTATTCAAGGCTCTACGCACAGTGCTTGGTACACATGTTGAACAAAAAGGCTCTCTCGTTGCTGATGACCATCTGAGGTTTGACTTTTCTCACTCCTCTGAGATGACTAAGGACGAAATTACTCGTACAGAGCAACTTGTGAACGAACACATTCGCAATACAGGTGGCAATATTGGTTTCTTTAAGATAATTTCTGAAACAGCTATCACGTCGGATATTCGTCGTATTGAAGCTCTCACAGGCAAAGCTGCAGAAGATTATCTTCGCGGTATATGTAAAGTAGTTCAGAATCTGAAACTTATGTTCAAGGTGAGAACCGAAGACGATGTTCTCAAAAAAGTTCAGGCTCTCATCGACGACAATGCAGCCCTCTATAAGCAAATTGATGCTCTTGAACACGAAAAAATATAATAAAAACACATGAATACAAATCATTTTGAGTCCCTTGCGTTGGACTCTGACGGTAAATCCCCTCTTCACATCACAGAGGAATCTATGGTAAAGTACTTCGAAAAAGCATTTGGAAGTACAAGACTCACACAAGTTCATATCTCTTTCCTTTTCACGGACAAGAATAAGGTTATCTACAACGACAAAACATTCATTCATGAAGTCACATACTCTGGTTTGTTGACTGCTCCGAATGTAGGTCCAAAGAAGATTATTGAGCTCTTGGATAAGGCAAATTTGTATGAATCTGAGGGTCTTCACTTGATCTCTGAAAGCTCTGGTTGGTTGGTTTCTGAACTCACAGTTAGGTCAAAGACTGGTGAATTGAGGGAAGATCTTGAAGAAGATGAAAAACCGCCAATCCAAGAGAGCATGAACTCCTACAATATGCATAATGTTGAGGGTTGGAATCCCTTCACAGCATTCGGTAGAGCAATGATTGCTAAAACGTTAGAGAATGTGATCAAAGAACAGAACAGTGCAACTGAATCTTTCTGCAATCAATTCGATGACTGTTTGAGAAGCAAAACCAACTCAGCCAAATTCTCTCTGGCACAAAGTCTTACTACTGATGGTGACAGACAGATACTCTTCGATTTCTGGTCTACCTCTGATGAGTCTTTTCCGCACTTGAGTGTTTCTGCAATTGTTGAAGGAGATCTCAACAAAGCTACCGCATTTCTCGAAGACGGATCAAGCCGATTTATCAAGAATCTTACATTAGATAAACCTGTAAAACTATGGGACTAATAACCAAAGACGAACAGGGTAATGTCTCCTACCTTGTAAGAGTGAATCAATGGTACAAGATAGATCTTCCTCCCGAAGGTGTCCACACACTTTGTGTTGTCCCATCAAAAGATAACTACACTGTGGACTTTGGGAAAACAGCTTCTGTTACAATAGATGACGTATCCAATCAAGATAGTCCTGATGTCGAGAAAGAAATTGATTGTTTGAGATTTGCTGAAGGGATTAGTAGAGTAACATTTTCTGGTGTCTGCTTCCCTATTTTCCTAAAAAAGATAATTTTCCCGAGTACACTGAACTATATTAACATCAATCCAAAACGTCAGTATACTCACAGAACATCCGCAATTGAGGAGTTAGACTTCAGTAAAGTTACTTCTATGGGCTCATTCCAGAGGAGCTCGATCAAATATTTGAATCATCTGGAGAACCTGGATCTTTCTCACATAAGATGTGATGAGTTTGAAACCGAATGTATAACTTCCTTGCCTAAACTGAGAACGTTATCTCTCCCTAAAGGAGACGATAAGCATGTTGTATATATTGCTACGGGTGCATTCAATTACATTGGAAGTCCTCCTTCTTATACAAACATTTTTCTTTCAGGTACGGTTGGGTTGTCTAACATGTGGATTAAAAACTCCAGAATAAACAACCTAATTTTAGGGAGTTCTTCGATAAGATTCCTTAGAAGTAGCTGGACCCCATCGACATCAGCATCAGCATTATCAACACCTCCTTCATCGGTATTAGTCATGTCAATTGAAGATATGATGTTGAACAACCGTATAAAAAGGATATGGTTAACCGCAAAGAGATTGTATGAGTTCTTGTCTGGAGATTCACAAATGTTTTTCATACCAGGATTTTTCAACAAGAAGAAATCCTCCTGTGTGTTTGATGAGCTCTACATAGTCGGAACTAATATCGAAGAATTCAGACAAATAACGAACAATAGTTGGTTTCTGACTTCTGCGAATGCTCATAGAATCGTAAATATGGATAGCATATCTTGGGACGAAACCTTTCGTTCTAGGTTACATCTTGACTTCAAATTCGAATACAAATTCATCTTCACGAAAAAATCTAAATGGGTTGATATACTTAAAAAACAATCTTTGAAAGATGAGGAATTAACTATTCCCGACTCAACCATATATTCACCACCGAATTTTCCGTGGGAATAAAAAAAAATAAAAGAAAAGCTAGAGTTAAAAAATTCTCTAACTTTTCTTTTTTTATAGAATTATTTCTAATGTGTCATTGCAAATTGAAAGTATTTCTCCATCACCTATTATAGGTGTTTTATTTTTTTTACTCTCTTCATCTCTTAAAGAGAACTGTGTTAATGTTGCTTTTCCAACTTTTGAATTATTCATGAGATCTGTTATAGTTCCTGATAATATGACATAAATATTAGACAGTTTTCCTTTATTTTTTATATTCTGAAACATATTATCAATCACACTATTTATCTTTTTTACATACTTCATATATCGATATTCCTCACAATTATCTGAATTCATTATAAATTTTGTTATATTATATAACAATACTATAACAGAATCTGCATTTGTTACTTTCTTCTTTTTCAGTACTTTATATTGTTTTGTTATTAGAGGTTTGTATAAATAGAGTATTCTATAATATGTATCTCCTTCAGCTGCTGGAAAAGGAATATGTAATAAAGCTTCATCTATTTTATTTAAATACTTTATCATTATCCCAAATTTTCTTCCTTCTTCCTCTAAAAATACTTTCAAATCTTTTATCAGATAATAACAGATATACACTAATCCATTAAGATATACTGCTTTATCTACAAATTCATTCGATGCTGATATTCTATTTTCTATCATGATTTATAATTTATTAATTGTTCTTTTATAAGAATCTTAATTTATATTTACAGCAAAACAGTAAAAATAAAAAGAGAAAGAATAAGCGATTTTTTTTTCACTTATTCTTTCTCTTTAAAAATTAGAAGTCTACGGGCATTGTGCGGATAACTCCGTCATTGCATTCGGCAAGTGCTGAAGAGAACATTCCATTCGGATACTTCGAATCTTCGTGGATGAAGATGTTGAAGTCTTTGAGATTGAAGACCTCTACATCACCCTTCATGATCGGAGTGTTAGATGTGAGAGTCTCCAAGAATTCCCTAATTACTTCAATTCTCTCTTCTTCGGGAAGATCCCTGTCTTGGAATGGGTTTACATATGAGGTTGAGATCACAACGTCATCTGTGAGTAGAGCGACGTATGGGAGTTTTGTTACCTCCTCAATTCGCTTCTTGAGTGTTGTGTACTTCTCATCTACCCATTCAGACGGTTTGACGAATCCATCCTTTACTGCTTCGTAACGAGCTGCTGCACCCATATATTTCTGCTGGTAAGCCTCCTTCGTGTACTTTTCCGGAAGTTCTGGGAAAAGATCAGGATAAACCATTACCCAGGTGTTGATCTCCTGAGGTCCATACTGTTTGAGACGTCCCATCAGGCGTACCTCCTTGTTTGGAATTGAATTACTCCAAACCGAAGGAATACCCTCAGCGCGGAAGAGGTAGTAAATGTCATTGAAATTGAATCCCTCTTTGTCTTCTACAATAAAGGTAACTTTGATACCTTTTTCTGTCTCAAACAAATGGATAGAATTTCTTGTTTCATTTTTCCTCTTTGTCAGGTCCTTACATGCCTTGAAAAGTTTGTGCATGAATGGTTCCTGAGTGATAGGCGTTACGGTCTGTGCTGTCTGCGGTGTTGTTATCAGCTGCTGCGGTAACTGAATCTGCACCGTGAATGGCACTCCGGGTTGCGGAGTTACCACTTGAGGTTGTACCACAATTGGTACTGAGATCGGGGCTTGCTGGGGCTGAGTCTGGTCTGGAAAATATTTCCTTCTTATTCCTTCAGACAAAGCATTTGCAATGTCCATGAAGAGTTCACCTCCTCCGACCATCAAAAACAGTCCAAGTCCGGCTGTAGCTGAATACGCGGCAGTAGCTGTGGGGTTGCTGTTGCTTAGAATTTTTGTAGTTGCCATTTTTGTTAAGATATATTTTTATGTTCTACATCATCTGTAATATTTATTATATTTGTTGTTATACGTTGATGTCATTTCGTCGAACGACCTGATTTGTGTCATCGTTTTATTCCTGTTATAATCGGTATAAGCTTTTAACACCAAAGATAATACTTGGAATGTTACGAAGGCAATACCAAGCCATCCACGATTTTTATCTATGAAATTAGCTACAAATGAAGGACCTCTCTGTGGGTCTTCGATTGTGCATCTATATGCGAGACTACTCATTTATCGGTTATAGTTTGTTTTTAGGTTATTATATCTTTCATTTTCGTAGTTGTTTCGTTTAGTGTCGCATATTGAACTTGCAACAAGTCCAAACATTAAACATATTCCACCAGAAAATATTAGCCATTTTGCTGCTGTTGAACATCCATTAGATATATTATACCAGCGTTTTATGCTAGTTAGTTTCTGATTGTGTGTAGAAAGATTTGATGTGTTACCGACGTTCATAGCTAATGATGAACCACCGTAACCTGTAATGTCTGCTGTCATTATCATTTTTTTTTATTCAGTTTTAATTGTTCTTAAAAAAGAAGAGGTGTATATAAGGATCAAAAATCCAAAACACACCTCTTCTCAATCCTTCTTTGCTGTGTTGTTGTTAGAGCGTTAAACGCTCATTGCGAGAGAACCACTGTGGGTTCCGGTTGTAGTGCTTGTGCGGTTCGTTGCCCAATCGCTGATCTTGTTACCTGCGTTCTTAACCAGGTTTTTGCCACATGCACCAAGATCTGCCAGTGCTGTACCAACGGGTCCACCGTTTCTTGCACTATCAGCGATTAGAGCGGCTCCTCCGATGAAGAGAAGAACCTTACCTACTGTCTTGAGGCCACTTACAAAGCCCCCCTTTGTGTTTGTTGTTTCTGCCATTTTTTTTGTATGGTTTAATTGTTAATAATAATGTTAATTAAATAAAGTCTAGAAAAATAATAGAGAGTATAATAACATCAGAATTTTTAGTTCTAATATTATTATACTCTCTATTAAAGAGGTTTTGCTGTCTTTTTATCCGGCGATTTTTACCGGGTTACTGAATTTGCTGCGCTGCAGCTCCACTGTTCAGAGTAGAGCCTACAACTGTGTTGTTGGCTCCTAAGCTTTGATTGATAGCCGTGATCGTAGAAAGCGTGTTCGCCCTCTCCGTAGGATCAGTGCAAGTTGTCAATTTCAGAAGAAGCTGATTTCTTACGGCTATCAGATTGGCGTTGTTTTGACGAACGTCTGCAAGGATAGCCGAACCCTGTGTATAATAGGTGGCCTGTGCTGTGTTGCGGTTTGCTTCTGTGCTAAGCGTCGCAACAATATGTGCCGTCTTAGTCTGCTCAACAGTTAGATTCTGACGGGCGATGCCAACCTGTTGTACTGTAGCAATTCCCTGCACAAAAGCAAGGCCGCTACCGGCAAAATTCGAAATAATATTCGATGTTTTTTCCGTAGTGTTCAGTGATGGTAGTTGTATTGCCATTTTTTGTTGTGTTTTTTGTTATTGTTATTATTGTTGTTTTGAGTAATAATGGTTTAGAAAAGAAAATGTATAGCAAGGAATTTTCCTTACTATACATTATCCGTATATTAGGTTTTTAGCCGATTAGTTCGGCCAATTCTGCCACGGGCAACCTGTAACAAAAGCTTCCGATGTAGGAGTCGTTATTTTATGACTTCCATCCGGATAATAAGTTACGTAAGTACCGTTACCCTGATTTACAACTTGGGGCTGGTACGAGAGATTATTCTGATATTGTTGAGAATTTGACATACCGTTACCCATCCATGCATTCAATGGATTTGTAATAGGCATACCTAACATTCTTGCCTGCATACATCCGTTGGGGTCGAAAGAACCATTACCAAAAGAAGGTTGTACAGGGTTGATGATGCTATTAAAAGCTTCAATCATCATAGATGCACCAGTCATTGCCCTACCGAACTTCTGACATGTATCTCCAACAATGGAAGTATGATAAGTAACTGATTGAGCTGGTGTTATTTTCTGTCCTTCGGGTCTATTAGCATTGACGTAATCAACAGTTGCGGTTGCTTTTTTGAGACCTAGAAATACCATAATTCCGCTTCCAATAGCGGCGAGTAATTTAAAGAATCCTCCTATAATGGATCCCCAACTAAGACCTGTGTTTTCATTAGGCATTTAATTTTTAAGATATTAATGTTAATAATTATAGATATATAATATAGATCGCGATCTTCTTATGCGGATTTATTTAATCCTTCTTTAAGATTTTCAAGGGGAATAAAAAAGATCACATTAAACATTTCTGCTTAATGTGATCTTCTATATTTTGACTTAGGAGATATATACCGATTCAAACGGTAGTCTTCCTGAAAGGCTGTTTTGTCCCTCTTAAACTATATTATCTCCCAATAAATTCTCATTATATAAATATAAAATTATCAAAAAATTACTAAATTCAAAATAAGGGGATAGCTAGTACAAAATCGAATTTCTACAAATCTTTTGTAGATTTCCAACAATGTACTTTCTATCATCTGTAAGATTTTGCTGTCTTTTTATCCGGCCTTTTTTCAGTGGACTCTGCAATACCCTCAAAAAATGGGGGTATTTAAAACCCCTGATTTTCTTACGAATAGCAAAAGATTAAAAATAGCAAAGATAGATTTCATTAATGTTCAACAAAAAATTTAAATTAATCAACAAAAATGGCAACAACAGCAAAATTCAAAGGATCCCTCGAGAAGGTGATCGAAGCTATCGCAGCTTCATGTTTCTTAACAGAGAAAGATGGTCAAGGTGTACCGATCATGATTTACGGTAACCCCGGCGTCGGTAAATCCGCATTTATCAAGATTCTCTCTGGAATCATGGGTTATGAATTCCTCGATATCGAGTTGAATAGCCGTGAACCTGAGGACTTGAAGGGCTATATGACCACTCCTGACAAGGTCGACTCAGAATTCGTATCAGCAAGTACCATCATTCCTGACTGGTACAAGCGAATCCTCGACTGGACAAACGCGGGCAAAAAAGTCATCCTGTTCTTTGATGAGATCAACACAGCGTCTTCTCCTGTACAGGCAGCAGCACTTACGTTGATCCAGGGCAGAGAGTTCAAAGGAGTTAGACTTCCGGACACCGTTACTATGGTAGCAGCCGGAAATTATTTTGAAAATTTGAATATGGACGACATGCAGCCCATGGTCACCGTGCTTAACCGTTTCTGTATCTTGAACGTAAATGTTCAGGCATCAACAGCAGGGCGAGATGACTTCGAAGTTCTGTTGAGAAGGTACGACAGCGTAGAAGACAACGGCAAGCAATTCTCCTGGAAGGAAGCTTATCTCGATGTATATTCGGACAAAATCACGAAATTCAACGAGAAAGCACTCGTCGAGGAATCCTCTGACGAGAAGTACATGAGGGAAATGCTTGAGAAGTACGTAGCTGATGAGGTTGTGGCAACAGCTCAAAGGTTGGTTGACACAGACAAAGCTATCGATATTAACGATAAGCGACTCAGTGGTATTTACTCAGAGTGTCCTACCAAGAACGGCGACCTTTACAATGTTCTTACCCCCAGATCCCTCGACAACTTGATTCAGATGGCGGGTGGTTTCTACAGAATGTGGGGTGTAGACTCCTTGACTTCCGATGCATTTGCTGACGTAATCTGCGGTTTGGTAGGTATTGGTATTGAGCCTAAGGGTTCAAAATCCACCAGTGTAGAAGACGTTAAGTACAAGCTCCTCGGTAAGGAGTTCTACAACGCTATAAAGTCCGCAGTTGAGACCTTCAAACTCAAATCCGATACAAGCATCCAGAAAAGGGTGAATGTATTCGACAGCTTCATCAATAACGCTGTGTCTAACTCAAAGACCAACAAGAAAAAGTTGTCTTATCTCTCGGAGACTGAGTTCAATAACCTCAAGGAGTATCTCGACAACTTCGGCAAGGACGTAAATGTTGCTAAGCCTATCGACGTAAAGAAGGTAAAAGACATGTTCAATTACCTCATCAACACCGTGAAGGCTGATAAGAATTTCGAGATTCCCGTCGCAAAGGCAGGTTCTGCTATAGCATTCAATGTTATGGACGAGGAACAGAAATTGAACTACATCAACAACTCGCTTGACAATCACTTCAAGCACTGGAGTGAGTGGTTCAGTGTAGTAAAGAGCTTTGTAAAGACCTTCGGCTCCGCTAAGTTCGGTTACAGCCAGATCTTGACTACAGCTGACTTGATGTACCAGCAGCAACAGGCGATTAACTTCTTCGGTTCTGTCAACCTCGAAATTGACAACAATCAAGAGTTGGCAAACAACGTTAACGCCCAGATCAAACCTCTCATCGATCGTATGGAGAAGAACAAGCTCCGCGATAACGTATTTGAGCTCCCGGAGGCAGAATCCAACTATCTCTTCCAGCTCTAATCGTTGAATATTAATTGTAAATCTATCCCCAGGTGGATTGGATTAGGATTACGAAAATCCGACCAATACCATCTGGGTTTTTTATTAAAGAAATTCCAATAATAAATTAAATATATGGATATCAACGAAATTCTCAATTCCGCAACCTCAGCAGGTGACGGAATGGTCCCAGAGGGTAAGCAAATTCAAACCCCGCAATATTCTGTGGACCAGACACACATAGATCAGTTGAAAGCTCTTAAGAAAAGGCTTGATTCTATCTACAATTCGGCAAAGAATAAAATCCATGTAGTTGACGAAGGTGACTATCCCATTAACACAAGTAAGTTAGGTAGCTGTCGTCTCTATCGTGGTAAGAAAGGTGAAAAGCTCTACATGATTCGTCACGGTTTTATTGGTAAACAACCCAAACACGTAGGCGAAGAGATGGATCTTGTGGATCTTCTGGTAGTTATGCACGAGTATGGCCACATCACATTGGGTCATATGAAAGATGATCAGGAAGACCCCAATTCCCCATTCAATTTGATGGGTGAGCTTTTCGACGTAATTCAAGAGGAAGGTACTGTTCTCGCAGAAGAGATTGCAAAGAACTGTGGCATTGATGTAGAAGCCGCAGAGAAATTGCTTGTACGACTGATTGATGATCCTGATTTGGTTCACACATTGTTGAACTATGCTATGGATATGTCAGTTAATACTTCTGTATTGAACGCTAACGACATTCATTACCTCGAGCAGGAAGTTACCAAGAAGTTCAAGAAGATTAACCGATTCGATGACAAGAAGCAGATGCTCGTATCTAACCTCGAAGATATGGTAGAGGAGGATACACAAGCAGAATTGAAAAAGAAGCTTCGTGAGGAACTTGAGAGACTTTTGAGGAAAGTTCAAGAGAAATTCCTTCTCCCCGAATCATTCACTCTTGGTGTTGATGAAAATGGTACTCCGATTCCATTCCCGGATGGTTTGGCATATTATGAGTACTTCCGTATGATTGTTAGCCACCTTGATCAGTTTGTAAAGATGCTTGCAAGCTTCAAGATGGGCAAGAATATGGATCAACTTTCGAGTTCCGATATCGCTGATGCACTTCAACAGCAGCAAGAAGAGTTCGAGTACAAGAAGGGCTTCAACAGGGCTCTTAGGGACTACCATGAGAGACTTCAGGGTAGATCCGATAAGTCCTTGTCTGATTATCCTGATGAATCCGATTTCTTCAAGCAGGGCTACAAAGATTCACTCGAAAAGATCGCTCAACAGCTTCTTAACGAGGGTGATGATATGGGCGGCAAACCTCAACCGGATGGTGATTTCTTCGACCAAGACAATGAGAACCAGCAAGACCAAGATGGAAACGGCCAAGGTCAGGGTGATCAGGGAGATGATCAATCAAATGGTAACGGAAACGGCCAAGGTGATGGCGAAGGTGACGGAGATAGCCAAAACGGTAATGGAAATGGTAATGGTAATGGTGACGGAGAAGGTGACGACGATCATGATACACCTGAGCTTGATGAGTACCTCAAGGGCATGGAGAACACCACTCTTGGTGATCCCGATGACCCCAGAACTATCAACAGGAAAGGTGGCAATGGACGTGGTACAGACCATGTTCCCTCGGTATTCAGACAGGTAAGTAATGAATTGGATCCGCTCGATAATTTTCTTGTAAAGCTTGGTAGAAGTTTCAGGAACACTGTTACATCACTCAAGTTGAAAAGGAACATCATGCGTAAGCATAACCTTAGGAAGGGCTCTGCAAGGGGTAATGTAATCATTCCTACCTACAAGATGAAGCTTCAGAAGGATAACGAACCGCGTGTTGTATTCCTCATCGATGTATCAGGCTCTATGAACACAAGCCTTATCGACCGTGTATTGAAGACAATTTCTGTGTCCCTCAAAAAGATCTCAACCGCAACAAGGTATGACGTAATCGCCTGGGATACACAGCTTTGTCATCACTACAAAGACCTCAATCCCCGTGATCCAATTTCCTCTTTCCCTTGTGGTGGTGGTACGGATCTTGCGGATGGTATCAGGTTCTTCGGTCTTCACTACAAGAAGAACAGCCCTCTCGTGATAATCTCTGACTTCTGTGATGATTTGAACGCATGGGATCGTGAATGTGCAAAATTGCCGGGTTATAAGCTCTACGGTATCAACTACGGCAGTTCAGAATGGATGAAATCTCCAAACTGGCAGAACTTCACTGAGCTCAGGTTCAAGTAGTCTTACGAATAAATTTAGAAGGAGTTTTATGTAATCAACTAACATAAAACTCCTTCTATTTTTGTTGTTATCCTTATTACTGTAACTTAATAAGTAATAATATGGTAGAAATAGCTATAACATTTGATCCAGATAAGGAAGTATTTAAAGTATATGAACCATCTTCTGATACACTTCTTGTAACAAACACATTAACAGAGTCTTTAATGAAGCTGAATGAGTTCTTAAAAAATGAGAATATGATTAAAGGTGATTTGTTGAATACAGCTGATGTATCATACCACATGGATTCTTATTCAATGTCGACGATGATTCGTTCTAATGCTAATTTATTGAAGAGATTATCAACTGCTAATTCAGGATTTACTGTAAGTACCCAGAAATTTGGTTCTAACAGGGCTAATAACAAGTTCAATAGTATGGCTTCCCGAAACTGGAATAAAGGATTCGGAACAGCATTTAATAAATCACATAAAAAATTTGGAGGACAAAAATAATGAACACAAAAAATTTGGAATTATTCTCTAATTTAGTAAAAGTAGGATTCTCTAGAACACAGAATACGCTTACTTCTGGTGAGAAAGTAAAGTTGGAATTGTTTCTTAATGACTACTTTCTCAGCCTTGGTATGACTCCTATATTCACCCTATTCACATCTAAAACTGTAGTAGCTAATGAGAACTGCTTATGTATATCTTTCTGTGATATTAAATCATTTGATATATTCCATGATAGATGGATTAGGTATATCTCGGATAATTCAGGATTTGTGAATCTAGTGAAGAAAGAGATAGTACCTTCTCCACCAAAGCCAGTTTATTCGAATATTTCTGTGATAATTTATGGGAATACTCTATCCTCATTAGGTGGATTGATTAGAGATGAAATAAACACACAAATAATAAATAGTAAATAAAAATGAGACAATTAGTTACTGTAGCTGATCTGAAAAATAAGCTATCTGAAATTTTATCCAAAAGCTTATTTGAGAGAGAGGCTAAGAATCGAAGCGAAGAGATAGGTGAAATAATTGAGAGAGGAAATATGGATTATCTTCTTGATCCGAGATATAAAAGGGTCTTGAGATTGAGTCTGGAATATATCTATATTTATGAACCCTATACAGGTAGTAGATGGCAGATATCAACTGATTTACTAACTATATTTGTTCTTTCATTTAGAAAGATTATATACTCGGATCTTGTATCAATGAGAGAAGATTTATTAAAGAGAGGAGGTACAAAAACTCAGGAAGATGTAAATGATTATAACTTCGTAACTCAATTCCTGAATATGTACAAATTCTGTAATCTTATCAATTATAAAATCTATAATCTTGGTGGAGTATTAACAAGTAATATAGATCCAGATGAAGTTGAGAGATTATTATCTGATCCGGACAATATGAGATCTGATCTTGTACTTGATTGGTTAAGTGAGAATCTTGGCATAGATTCTATTCAGCCTACGTGTTTGATTAATTTAAAATATGGTGAAAGATATTTCTAAGTAAATGAGATTGGATGTTTTTATCGATGGTTCACACTTAGATAAACAATCCGGAAATGGTCGTCTTGGTATAGGAGGAGTAATAGTTGATATGAATTCTGATAGAATAATTGATGAATTCTCTATTGAACTGACTCCTACCTATATGAAGACTACATTTGGAGCAGATAAGTGTAGTAATCCATCAGCGGAATTAACAGCTTTGTACATAGCTTTACAAAAATTCAAGAAAGTATTAGCACAAGCTGATTCCATTGTCTTTCATGCCGATTATTTAGGTGTAAAAGAATGGATGGAAGGAAATTGGAAAACAAAAGAATCCTACATAGCAAAAATAAAAGAGTGCGCTGAGCAGGAAATTAAAGACCAGGGCCTTACAAATAAAGTGAGCTATGTTTGGGTAAAAGGTCATCAAAGCAAAACAGCCTCCAAAGATGCTTACTGGAACAATTATGTGGACAAGTTAGCAAAGGGGGAATGATGAGCAAACATTTAGTAGAGAAAAGAATAAATAGCCCTCAAGGTACCTGGGATTATTCAGGTATCATTGGGGCTAAAGTTCAAATAAAATCCATTCCTATAACTAATTTGGATGATTTTAAGATCAGTTGTAATGATAAATATACTGTATCTAATGTATATTTTCAAGTTAGTTTTGATGGAAAGGTCGTTACTGTTGTGGAATTGAAAGAATTTCCAACAAGAGTATTTACGTGGAAAGATTTAATAGTTGTAGATATAAAAGATAAACCAAGGTCAGGCTTAATAGTTGGTACCTTTAATGATGGAAATTGTAAAATAGTATGATAGTATTTCTACAAAGACTATTCTCTGGTATACTATTAGGTAAAATTGGTGTTGTTGAAATAAGTACAGGAGCGGTTAAATATTTAGGTGGTGAAAAGTTATCAAAAAGATTTAACTTTGACAACTACTTATATGAATCTATTTTTACTGATTCAGGCAGGTTAGGATTGCATAATGGAAGATTAAGTTTAAAATTCCTTAATGATGTTATTCTACCTGCTGTACTTTTTTCTATTAATGCATTGATTAAATTTGGTATTAAAAGAGAAAATATAAAGATTATCTCAACAGCATTATTGAGAGAGGCTAAAAATGCTGATGAGTGTGTTAGTGTTATTGAGGAAGCTACAAATTTACCAGTTAGAATTATACCTGGTGAAGAAGAAGCTGTTGGGGCTATTTCTGCTTTCTTAAAGACGACTAAAAGGGATTTGAGTGATAAATATGTTGTTGGTGTTGATATAGGAGGAGGATCTACAGAAGTAGCTGTTATCTTGAATAATAAAACTATATTTAAGAAGTCTTTTAAAGTAGGTATGATATTAGATTACAGAGAAAAGATAACACTTCCGACTAATATATTCAAGGATAAAAATAAAGACATTGTAATAGTAGGTAACGGGTATTGTTTAAAGAGAGCTGTGGGAATATTAGATAATTCTAAATTTCATGATTCAATTATTCCAGTTCCTTTCCTTAGATCTTTATACGATAAAGGTTCTAATCCACCACCAATAGAAATAGCCTCTAAAGTTTATTTGGGATTAGCAGATTTATTAAACTGTGATTATATTATTGGTAATGGAACAGGAAATATTTATGCAGAACTTTTGGATAATAAAATAGATTAATTATGAAGTATTCTAGTAAAAATAGAACAGCAGCAATGTGTAAACCATGCTGTCCTTGTGTTCATACATCCCCGGCTAAAGTTAATGTAGCAAATACATATGCTAAAGTTAAAATAGCTAATCCTACAGTAGTTTGGGATTATAAAGAGAGTATTTATTCCGATAAAGCAGAAAATAATAATGAAAATAAGCCAGATAATTCAGTAAATCCTAATCCAGCTAATATTACACATCATGCAGGTGGTGATAGTAGTAGAGCTAATAGAGGAAGACTTAATGAAATGGTACTGGGTTAGTTGAAAAATTTAACAAATCTCTTATTTTCGATAGATTTCTTGAGATAACCATTTTGCTTTAGTTGAAGTTTGATACCTTTATGTATGAACAATACAAAAAGAGTTAAAATGATACCAAAAATAATTCATTATTGTTGGTTTGGTAAAAAACCAATACCTGATGATCGCAAGAAATGTATCGAATCTTGGAAAATATTTCTACCTGACTTTGAAATAAAAGAGTGGAATGAAGATAATTGGGATGTTTATAAAAATCTATATTCAACACAAGCTTATGGATTAAATAAGTTTGAGTTTGTGAGTGATGTTTGTAGATTTGATGTTATTAATCAGTATGGAGGTATTTATTTTGATACCGATGTTGAATTAATAAAAGATCCAACTCCAATTATTGAAGAAGGACCATTTGTGGCTTGTGAAAATGAAGATGATCCGCACATAGCCACAGGTTTAGGATTCGCAAGTGAATCTAACTCGAATGTTATAAAAGACATAATAGATTATTATAATAATATCTCTTTGTTTACCAAAGATGGTCTTATTGATATGTCATCTTGTGTAATTAAGCAAACAGATCAATTCAAGGAATGGGGATTTATTCCAGATAATACAAGAATTCAAAAGATAAGAGGTTTTAATGTGTACCCAACAGAATATTTCTGTCCGTGTAATCCGGATAAGGATACGCTTAATATAACCAATAACACATACTCAATTCACCATTATCATAGATCATGGAAGAATGGAGTTATTACTTTATATAAATAATAAATAAAAGAGCTCCAACCTATATATTTATTTTATATATTTTTATATTATATTTATTAGAGAGGTTAGATATTTTATAATTTGGGATTTTTTATATATTTTTATTTATTATTTATTACTGGCGCCGATTTATTAATTGTGTTCATGTTTTTATTTTAAGGAGCTCTTTTTTAAATGGTTGGTATGCTCACGTTGTGAAACGCGAGCATACTTTTTTTTATTTACACAGATTAATTATAATTTATACATACATAAAATGAAATTTATACATATAAGTACAGTAGGAGTATATAATACTACAAGATTTTCTGCAGTACCTACTAATGATTCTTATTTCACCGGAGCAGATCCAGAGGTTATAATCGAAGGATCCCCTACCGTGTTATATGATGATCTCGCTTTTTGTAAAGAAGTTAAGTTAATTTATACTCACGGTACTTTATACGAAGCAGAAGCACAGGTAAATGCGGATTGGAATGAGACAGATGAAAGTTCAAAGGCTTACATTTTAAATAAGCCTGTAATTCCTGATGCACAAGTAAACTCAGATTGGAATAGTAATAGCGGTGTTAGTCAAATTCTTAATAAGCCTACTCTTGGTACAGCAGCAAGTAAAGATGTAGCAGCATCTGGTAATGCAAGTACAAGTCAAGTGGTAATGGGAAATGATACAAGACTTACAGACGCAAGAACACCTGTTTCCCACCAACACACTGTATCAGAGATTACTGACTTCCCGACTATACCAGATGCACAAATTCAGGCAGATTGGAATGAGACCAATGAATCTTCCAAAGCGTTTATCCGAAATAAGCCTACAATCCCCGAAGCACAGGTAAATGCTGATTGGAACTCCAAATCAGGTAAATCACAAATATTAAACAAGCCTACTGACCTTGTACATACAAGTGATATTGAAGGTTTGTTAAAAAATGATGGTTCTGTATATACAGGCAAATATCTTGAACAAGTACGAGACTTGGATAATTTTCAAGCATCTGAGGGTAAGATAGTACAGTATATAGGAGAAACAAACTCTAAGTACACTAATGGTTTTATATATAAGAAAGTTTCATCGCAAATTATAATTCCAGCAGGAACTATTGTTTTAAATGATGAATGGCAACAATGGGATTCACAACCAAGAGAAGATACTTCTCACTATGTGACAGATTCAGATATTGGTTGGATAGAACATTAATAGAACAATATTATATTAACAATTTAAAAGAAAATTAAAATGGCAGTACCTAAATTTGAATATTTCCCTACAAGAGCAGCATTTGACACTGCAAGGGGAGCAACAACAGTATTTAACAATTCAGTAGTGTTTATTGAGGACACTATGGAGTTGTTTACACACGGACATTTTTGGACAGTAAGTAATCTGTCTCAATATTATAACAGTAGCACACAAAAACTTCAACTGAAAAATGGTAGCACTGTAATATCAGAACTTGATGCTTCTCCGTTCATTAAGGATGGTATGTTGGAGAATGTTGAACTCATCACAACACCTGAAGGTTCGAGTGCTGTACTTTCGGTAGATGGAACTAACTATCCGATTGTAGAACTTGATGCTACTGATTTTGATTCGATTGTTTATACAGGTGCAGGTGAAACAGAAGTTTTATTTAAAACAATCCCTACACTTGATTCAAATAAGGCATATATAATCAAAAATGCTAACTTTGCTGAATCTGAAAATGATTATTATAGTTTCTCTAATCAAGGAACATTCATAGTGAAGTTTCAGCCTTCTGGAAATCTTGGTCAATTTGCTTCCATTGCCATTGGTCATAATGAGCCAGATGCTTACAATTTTTACCAAACCGAAGGAACTGAATATAATGAGTGGTTGTCTATTCCTGCTACTTACCAATTCAATGTACCTGATTGGGGAGGCTATGATAATGATACCACAAAACCTTACTATGGTACTACGTATGAGGATGGTGGCAGTTCTAC